GGCGTTACTCCTTCATTTTACCTATTGAATTATCAGTTCTCCCACAACCGAACGGTTGTAGTGCGTAATCTTTTCAATTACGAACGTGTCACACGTTGCCAAATATATTGCCCGTTATCGTCCTTTAGTTTCCTGATGGCTTTTGCAGTACTATCATTTAAAAGCCATACTGCATTTTTTCTGTAAGGCTCTCTCAAGGAATGCCAAAGGTCAATCACCTCATCAAAGGTAATAGCATCTGCCACTGTTGTTGTAACCCCTACTTGACTGGTTTCCAATAACCCGGTGGGCTTATTAGTTCCATTTCCTTTAATAAAGGCTTCTTCTTCAGCATCTCCAATTCTTCTTGCAAACTCTGTGGCAATATAGTTTTCAATGTTAAAAACACTGTCATTTAAAAGCTCTTCTGAAATCTTGATAATAGTCCCAAGTTTATGAGCGCCTAAAATTACTTGACTAAAGGTATCATCACTCTCATTAAAGCTCCCACCCTCTTCAATCCAAGAAGCAGTTCCTTTAGAAGATACAACTGGGATTTGCCGATCCCCATAGGATGTATTTATAACCTTTGCTAAAGTTCTCATAATGTTAGTATCATTTAAAGCCTGAATGAGTGTTCTTTCAAATTCATCTGGAACCAAGTAGCCTCCTTCTGAGTCAGTGCCTATCTTCAAGGCATTTTGAACATCAAAACTCCCTTTGCTTCTCATAGCATTCCAAAAGGCTTTTGTGTACTCTTTTGAAGCCCTGCCTGTCTTCTCTGGTTCTTGATGGTTGCTTGGCTTAGTGGTAATCGCGCTACTGGTAGCTTTTGAAAGCTCTAAATCTAGGGCTGCTTGCCTTTCTAACCTTTCAATTTCCTTTCCCAAAGCTACAACCTCTTCTTCCATCCTCTCATAGGTAGCTGTATCTTCGGCAGATAAAAGGCCATTATCTCCTCTTTTGCTGTCTAGAAAATTCTTGGCACTTTCCCATACCTTTGCTCTCTTTTCTCTTAGTTCTAAGATCTTATTCATTTTCATTCCTCCTCTATTTTAATAGTTCAAGCCGCTTGACCAGGTAATTATATGGGGTAGCGTTTGACCCGGCTTTTAATTCTGATTGATCCTGTTTTTTCACTCTGCAGAGTTTCCCCATAAAGTTATTTGTGACGGTTACCTTATCAAACATAAATCCATTTATAACTGCTTCAGGAATAGTTTCATTTTCTGCATACAAAACCTTATCACAAAACCCTAGTTCTAGGGCTTTACCTGAACTCATCCACGTTTCCCGGTCCATCATCTGTGAAATCTTATTTCTTGCTAGTCCTGTTTTTGTTTCATAAGCATTGATAATACTTTCTTTTACCTCTGACAGCATTGCAATTCCCTTTTTCATATCAGCCTCTTCTCCCCACACAATTGTGGCGGGATTGTGGACCATTAGCATAGATGTGGGAGACATGTATATTTCATCTCCTGCCATGGCAATAACTGATGCGGCACTAGCTGCAATGCCATCAATCTTAACGACAACTTTGCCTGGGTACTCTTTTAACATGGTATAGATTTGACTAGCTGCAAAAACATCTCCCCCCGGTGAGTTAATCCAGAGAGTTATATCATCTTTTGCCTCATTCAGCTCTGCTTTAAACTCCATCGGTGAAACATCATCTTCAAACCAACTTTCCTGGGCAATGTATCCATCAAGGTAAAGGGCTCTGCTATCTTCATTTTTAATCCAGTTCCAAAACTTCATCTATTCTTTGCCTCCTTTCTCCTTATCTTTAAGTTCCTTTTTTGCATAAGCTCCAATGTCTTCAAGCTTTAACATATTCCCGTTAACCGCATATACATCTCCGTTTTCAATGGTATTCATATCCTCTAGTTGTCTCACATCATTTGGGGATAAAAAGCCATTTTGAATTCCCGTTGCATACCCTTCCATTCGAGTTTTGTAGTCCCCGCGAAGTAGGCCTTCCACATTCAGTTTGATGAAGTAATCTTTCTTCTCAGATGGAGATAAAAGAGCCTTTTTCATGGCCATCTCCCATCTAGAAAGCCACGGCGTTAAGGTATACTTCACATACTCCAAGGATTGCTGCTCAATATTGGAAAAGCTTGACTTATCTAAGTCCCCAATCATGTGGGGTGGAATTCTAAATATCCTACCGATTTCATTCAGTTGAAACTTCCTAGTCTGTAAAAACTGACTTTGCTCTGGGGGTATTGTAATGGGCTTAAAAGATAAACCTTCTTCTAAAACTGCAACTTTATGAGCATTGCCACTACCACCATATACACTATTCCAGCTTTTCCGCACTCTTTCCGGATCTTTTAAAATTCCAGGGTGCTCTAAGACACCACCGGGATTTGCTCCGTTATTGAAAAAAGTAGCCCCGTATTCCTCTGTGGCTATGGCCATTCCAATAGCATTTTTCGCCATGGCGATGGGGGAATGCCCAACAAGGCCGTCAAAACCAAGGCCAGGAATATGGAGTACTTCCCAGTTTCTCAATAGGTACTCTTGCCCTTCCTTTTTGTAGCTGTAATATAGCTCCCCGCTCTCATTTCGATGAACTGTCATCTTATCTGGCATTAGAGGATACAAGGCCTTAACTTGTCCCCTGCCATCTCGAATAATCTGAGCAAAGGCATTCCCCCAAAGTAAAAGATGACCCATCAGTGTCTCTCGGAACACAAATGAAGTCATCTCTGGATTGGGCTCATCATGGAGCAGGTAATACAGCGGGTGGTCTAATGCTTTTTCTTTTCCTTTATCAGTTCGCTCATAAGTATGTAATGGCAGCGATGCTATGGTCTCAGCTAAAATCCTAACACAGGCATATACAGCACTAGTTTGCATGGCTGTTCGTTCATTAACCACCTTGCCACTTGAGGTGGGGCCAAAGAAGAAATTATATGCACTTTGCCACATATTATTTTGGGGATCAGCTCTTGATTTAAAAAACTTTGATAGAATTGGTATTTTCAATCTTTATCACCTCCTAAAGCTAGGCACAAAAAAAGCACCCAGGGTGACTGGATGCTCGCTCATCCTTTAATAGTTGGATCAACAAACTCTAAGCTATCAATTGGTAGTCTTCCACCACTTCTTTTTAAAAGCTTATACTCATCATATTCATCTAAATTATATTTTTGAAGGATTTTATCCATATCGTTTCTCTTAGAATCAGGTAATCTACTCGAAAAGGCCGAAAACAAAGTGTCACTTTTATAAACCTTGTTGATATCATCAAAAGGTATCAACAGTTTAAACCCTTTCTTAATAGCCTCATCAACTTCATGTCCATAGGAAAATTCAAACTTATCATTTTTAGATAACCTTCCTACAACATAATTGCGCTTTGATACAGGATCTTTCCAGATCAAATAAAGGAATTCTTTACCACCTTTTCTTGACACATTTATTTCTCCTTTCCAATATATAATCGATGCTTTTATAGTAGCAATCACACTGTTTTAGTAATTATTTCTTTCAAAACACCAAAATCCCTCGCTCATCATAAACAGACTTTCCACCACTGCCGCCTTCATTTCTGATTGCTCGATCTAATGCCATCACCATGGCTACAGCACCATCTATTTTCTCTGTAGATTTTGCTTTATCTGGCTTGATATTTCCTGCTGGGTCAGTCCTTACATGAATGTTATCCACCATCCATGTAAGAACCGGATGCCCACCATGAGCCATTCTTTTTTCTAAGGTAAGTTTCATTAATTCTTTTGTAGGTGGCGACATATCTTTAAACCCTTGACCAAATGGAACTACGGTAAAGCCTAAACCTTCTAGGTTCTGCACCATCTGTACAGCTCCCCAGCGGTCAAAAGCGATTTCCCTAATATTGTACTTTGTTCCTAAGTCCTCGATAAACTTTTCTATGAAGCCATAATGGATCACATTCCCTTCTGTAGTTTCAAGATACCCTTGTTGTTCCCAGATATCATAGGGCACATGGTCTCGTCTTACCCTTAAATCCAGATTATCTTGTGGTATCCAGAAATAGGGCAGTACATAGTACTTGTCATCTATATCAGTTGGAGGAAATATTAACACAAAAGCTGTAATATCGCTGGAGCTGGAAAGATCTAGACCACCATAGCATTCTCTCCCTTTTAACTTTTCAGGATCAACTTCAAAGGAGCATTTCTCCCAGATATCCATTGGCATCCATCTTACAGACTGCTTAACCCACTGGTTAAGTCTAAGTTGCCTAAAGAGGTTTTCTTCTGCCGGGTTATCTTTTGCGCTAATAAAAGCTGCTCTTACTTTTTCTATATCAATGGTATGTCCTAGAGATGGGTTTGCCTTATACCAGTTTTTTTCATCGGACCAATCGTCATTATCATCTATCCCGTAAATCACTGGATAAAAACCAGGATCGTGTTTTTTTCCCTTTAAAACATCTTCAGCTTTTTGGTGCACTTCGTAACAAATTGAGTTTCTATCGGTTCCTGCTGTTGTGATTAAGAAGAAAAGGGGCTGCATCCTAGCATCTCCAGAGCCTTTTGTCATAACATCATAAAGCTTTCTATTGGGTTGTGCGTGTAGCTCATCAAATATAACTCCATGAACATTCAAGCCGTGTTTAGTAAAAGACTCTGATGATAACACTTGATAAAAGCTACCCAAGGGCAGATAAACCAATCGCTTTTGGGAGATAACTGGTTTTATTCTCTTTTTAAGGGCTGGGCATTGCTCAACCATATCCACTGCCACATCAAATACAATGGAAGCCTGTTGCCGGTCTGCTGCACACCCATAAACCTCAGCTCCCCACTCACCATCTCCACAGGTTAGATAAAGGGCCACTGCAGCTGCAATCTCACTTTTCCCGTTTTTCTTTGGAATTTCAATATAGGCAGTATTGTATTTCCTATAGCCATCTTCTTTAACAGTACCAAAAATGTCTCTGATAATTTTATCCTGCCAGGGGAGTAGATCAAATGGAGCCCCATGCCAAACACCTTTAGTATGCTTAAGGGCATTTATAAATTTCACAGCTCTTTCCGCTTTACTGTGATCTATCATCATTTAGTCACCTTTAAAATTTCTTCCATTGGATCGTCGTTTTTGAGCTCCTCCGCATCTACACGAATTCTACTTCTTGCGGCAGGAGTCAATCCAAATTCAGAGCAGAATTCTTTCATTACTTTCAGATAAGTTTGGGCTATGGACACCTGTGGTACCTGCTGTATGTATCCCGATGGGGTTTTAAATATGGTACCGTGCTTTGATAAAAACTCCTCTGCTTCTTTCCACCTAGCATAAGCTTGACAATACCCGGCAAAGGCTGACATATCTACCTGGGTTAGAACCCCCAGTTCTTCTAAGATTTTAGACATCCGCTTCCATTCCTTTTTTGCTTCAGGCTCCAGCCATGACGGACAGCGGGGTGCTTTCTTTTCAGGTTTTGGTTCATTTTCGTTTAGGGGTCTTTTGCCTGGGTTTCCTTCAAGAACTTTTAAAGCTGTTGGTTTTGGTTTTCTACCTCGTGTCGCCATGGTTTCACCTCCTATTTATATTTTTTCCATAACTCCATTTTGAACTGTCCGTCAAAGACTAACCAGCGCACTTGCCCATCTTCAAGCTTAAGAATTAGCATGCCGGGTAGAAGTTCTAGTTGTTCTTTTGAATACCCTGATGCAAGCAAATCTCTTCTTTTTTCCAACAGCAACTCCATCCCTCTAAGCCCGTTAATTCCAACATGCAACATTTCAACATGCTCTCTCCACATTTTGTAATCCCCTCCTGTGTTTTGGTATGTCTATATATCACTCAAAGCACAGGAGATAGCAAGTATTACTTTTACTTATTTTAACAGCTCCTTAACGAGAAAAAGGGCTCTGTGGCCCCTCTACTCAACTTCCACATATTCCATTATAATTCTTAAGGCCTCATTATAGCTTTTTGATTGGATAACTCTGTCAGTCATCTCCTTAGCTTCTTTTTTAAGCCCTGCTTTTTTCAAAGTTCTTGCTGCAACACCCATGAGGTTAAAGAGGTTCCCATCTTTGCCCGACAGTTTGCATCTAGGCTTCATGGGTATCACCTCCCTTAGTTGTCTTTCTAAAGGCCCCATTCCCTGAGAGGTTTTGAAGCAATGCTTTCCTTGCTGCCTTGTACTCCTCACCAACCATCCCAAGGCGAAGAAGCCAAGTTCTAAAGGTGTATTTTTCATTATCCGTTGGCTTTGCTTTAGGTGATGCATTTTTTTGTGCCAGTACGTTTTCATTTATTAGAGCAAATAGCTGAGTGGTAGTTTTCATCTTTTCCGGAGCTTGTGTTATTTTAAAGGTAATAGTGCTTTCACAGAAATCAAAGTTAATTCCAGGGCAGCTTTTCTCTCCGATGTCCTCTAGGGCTTTTTTGAAATCCTCTAAAGTTTCAATTCTTACTTGATTCATACCGATGGAAAAATTCTCTTCGATGAGGTTTTCTTCTAACTCCAATGCTTTTTTAATCAGGGCTTGTTTGCTATAGATCATGTTGGTTAAGTTTCTTAAAGTTCTGCCGCTATGACCCTCCATTGGTAGCTTCAGCTCCAGTTTTAAGGGTTCTCCTTCAGTTGATAATTCCATTGGCCCTTCCACTTTTTCCTTGGGGGTTTCATTTTCTGGGCCATTTAGTAGTTCCTCTAACCCCATTTCCTCCCCTGTTGAAGTTATGATTTTTCCTTCCCGATCAATGGTGTAGGTTTCATCCTCAGTTTTAATTTGATAGGCAAAGCTTGGGGCTGCCATGTATTCAGCCTTTACTCCAAAATGTTCACTTAATGTTTTTACTAAGTGTTTTCTATCCATTTAAAATCCCTCCTGTGTTTTTGGTATGTCTATATATCACTCAGAACACAGAAAATAGCAAGGGTTTTATCTACTTTTATAACATTTATTTTTCCATTTTTGCACCCCAGAGTCCGCTTTCGTTTTTACGAGCGGTCATTTAAGTGCATTTCACCATATTTTAGTATAGATGCAAGATGCTTTGTTTAAATATTTTCATAGGGAATTTGCTCCCCGTCTCTAACTAGAAAAACCTCTTCATCTCCCATAGCCTCGATGTATCTTTTTGCAATAACATCACAATATTTTTCATCCAACTCTACCCCATAGAAAATTCTCCCTGTCTGCTCACAGGCGATTAAAGTAGAACCACTCCCTGCAAAGGGCTCTAATACAATGCAGTTTGTCATAGAGCTATTTTGTATAGGGTAAGCCACCAAAGGTACTGGCTTTGTTGTGGGGTGGAGCTCTGATTTCGTGGGCCTATCAAAGTTCCAGATGGTGGTCTGTTTTCTATCAGCATACCAGCGATGTTTTCCCGTTGGCTTCCAGCCATAGAGGATTGGTTCGTGCTGCCACTGATAATCGCTTCTTCCAAGAACTAAGGATTGCTTGGCCCAAATGCAGACATTGGCAAGATGAAACCCTGCATCTTTAAACGCCTTTCTAAAGTTCAACCCTTCCGTATCAGCATGAAAGATATATGTTCCAGCCCCATCATCTAGCGTTGCAAATATATTTTTAAAGGCTGCTAGTAAAAATTCATAGAAGTTCTTATCCTCCATGTGATCATTTTTAATAATTCTTTTATTTTCTTTCCCGGCAGTATAGTTCACATTATATGGGGGATCGGTAACACAGAGATTTGCCTTCTTCCCCTCCATTAACTTTTCATAGGTTTCTGCTTTGGTACTATCACCACAGATTAAACGGTGCTTACCTAAAAGCCAAATGTCACCTTGCTTAGATATGGGCTCTTCAATTTCTTCTAAAGCGGCATCTGCATCAAAGTCATCATCTTCCACATCTTTATCATGAACATTAGAAAACAGATCTTCTATCTCTGCGGCATCAAAACCAGTAAGGGAAACATCAAAATCTAGCTCTTTAAGGTTCTCCAGTTCCAGAGCTAGCAATTCCTGATCCCAACCAGCATCAAGGGCCAATCTGTTGTCCGCTAGAATGTAGGCTTTCTTTTGCGCCTCTGTTAGATGCTCCACCAGTACACAGGGAACTTCTTTAATTCCTTCTTCCCTAGCAGCCGTTACTCTGCCATGGCCAGCTATGATGTTTTTATCTTTATCTATAAGCACAGGATTTACAAAGCCAAACTCCCGTAGACTGCTTCTAATCTTTTGGATCTGGTCTTTACTGTGAGTTCTAGCATTATTGGCGTAAGGGATTAACTCATCTATCTTAATAAGCTTTAATTCTTCTGTTGTTTTCACGTATTACACACCTGCCTTACTATACTTAAATATAATTGAGATTTCTTTGTTTCTTTGTTATAATGATTTTAAAGATACAAAGATATAGGTATCATTTTTACGGTTTCTGCATATACTACAAAGGAGGTAAGAACCATTTCCATGGAGCGTGATCAAATGGAGCGTAAAATCATTAGTGTTTCAAAAAAGCGTCAGATTACAATACCTTTAAAATACTATAAACATCTTGGCCTTGATAATGAAGTCGAATGCACCCTTGAGGATGGTGCTATAATAATCAGACCTCTAAATAGAGATTCTGGTGAGTTTTCAGTAGAAATTCTCAAAGACCTTATTGCTCAAGGCTATTCCGGCGATGAACTAATACAGGAGTTTGAAGCACATAGTAAAAATATTAAAAAGGCTGTTACCAATATGCTTGAAGAAGCAGATGCCATAGCCGCTGGTGAAAAGAAATCGTCTAGCTTTGATGATATCTTTGGTCCGGAGAGCGAGTGATGTATGAAATACAATTCAGTTCTGCTGCTGAACGCTACTTTAAAAAACTAAAAGAAAAGTCTCTAAAGCAGACCTATGAAAAAGCTCTCCTTGATTTAAGAAAAAATCCTTATATCGGAGAACCAAAACGTGGCGATCTTGCCGGTATTTATGGATATGATGTTAAATACAAAGGTGTCAATTATGAAGTTGCTTATACAATCCACGAAGTTAATGGCCAAAAGTTAATTGTCCTTCTAGCCGGAACAAGGGAGAACTTTTATGAACAGCTAAAGCGATATATTAAATAGCTCTCACTCAAGGAGGGCTATTTTTATATTCATGCTTTTCCTTAGGCTTCTGCAGGTGCTAATGTCGCTATAAACCACTATATTTTAACCTTTTTATTTTTTGAAACCGCCTATACCCCCCTTGGGAATTTTGCGAATTCTCACGCGAAGGCCCGCCACCGGTCCTGGAAGACTTGCTACTAGGGATTTTCATCCCCCTCCCCCTTTTGTTCTCCACAGAAAAATCAGTGTTTTTCACAGACTATCCACAGGTTATCCACAGACCGTCAGTAAGTATATACTCTTCCTTTCTTTCCCCAGCGGCCATCTTCTTTAGCCGTCTTTCTATCATGGCAAGTCTTACAGAGTGGCTGTAAGTTTTCTAGGTTGTAGAATAACTCTTCATCACCTTCATGGGGTCTAATATGATCCACCACGGTTGCCGGGGTTAACCTGTTAATCTTCACGCACTCCACACATAGGGGCAGTTTATTCAATACCTGCTTCCTCAACTTCTGCCAGCGAGCGCTTTTATAAAGATGCTTATAGGGCCTGTTGTTTTTATCATAATCCCTATCCATTTCCCTTTGATGCGCCTGGCAGTACCTTCCTGCTGTCAGTTCTGGGCAACCAGGGTACCCACAGGGTTTCTTTGGTTTTCTCGGCATCTGTTTCACCTCTTTAACACAACTGGGGAACATGCAGTATACCTTCTTCGGTGCATACCATGTCCCCCAGACGCATTTTTTACATTTCATTTTTATTCAGCTCCTATTTTTAAGCATAGAAAAAGCCCTGAGAGCAAATGCTCCAGAGCCTGATAATTTTATGTATTATTCTTATTTTATACTATATCATTTTTACTTAGGACATTCCATGACATTTTGTGCCATGATTATAAAGTTCTTAAAAAATCACCTAGTTCGCGCATCTTGCTTTTATAGTCTATATGCTTATGGCTACAAAATTTATCAATCCACTGCTTGTCCCTTTCCGTTCCATACTTTTTACTAAACCTTCTAACAGTGGACAGCATCTTAGTTCTAAAATTCATTGGGTATTGACTCATACTATTTGAATTGACATTTTCAAACTCATCAAGTAGATTCTTAGGATCCATATCCGATTCTAGATATTTTAAGAACAGCAACTCATAGAATGAAAATGGTATCACATCTTCAATTAATTCTTGAACTAGAGTTTCATGAGGCCCAAATTCTTTAGTATCATCAGATAGAAAAGTAACTATCCCCATAGCTTTTGCCAGTGCTACAGCGTGTAATTCACCCGCATCAAATAGATAGTTATAGTCTTCTTTGTATCCTTCAAAAAGCCCTTTGATTTCCATTTGAACCAGATCAGAATTATATATTATTGTTATAAGTTCGTTTTCTACATCTAAAAGAAATTGTTCATAAACTGGATTTGATTTATTTTTAAGTTCTTTTACTAAAAGATATTCATGCATATATAACTTATCGCAATATGAAAAGAGCAAATCCCTCTTACCGCTCTTATAGAGATGTATAACGATATCTGTGTCTAAGGATGCATCCATTATTCGAACTCCTCAAAGATATCATCAATATCTAATTCTTCATCTTCTTTAGAATCATCTTTCTTGAAGATTTTAGAGTCTATTCCTAAAAGAGCGAGGGATTTATTTATACTTGAATAAGGGATGTAGCCATTTTCATAATTTGTAATTACATATTCTAAATACTGAGATGGAACCTTAATTGTATTTGATGGCTTTAGTAACTTCTCATCAGCATCTATGATTTTAAATAACGACCTTGATGTAATTTCATTTCTTTCATTAAACAACTCATTCTTAAGTCTATAATCTATAGCATTTATATCAAAGAGCCTCTTAACTGCAGAAGCGTAGCTTACTTGAAATTCTACTTGTATTCTTACAATATCTAATGCATTAAGATTTTTTGTATTTTTCTTTAACTCAAATTTTATAAATTTTAATAATTCCTCTCCCGGCATTAATAAACAATTAGCAAAATGAAAAGCTCTGGCTTCGGAAATGCTTTCATTTATATTCTCGATTTCTATATCAATTTTTACATCTTGATTGTCATCTTCAAAATCGTATATGATGTGGCCTAATTCATGAGCTATGGTATATATCTCTCTTGATAAAATTTCGGATGAGTTAGATACAACAATCCTCTTTCCTTCAAAAATTGTAGAAAAGCCTAATAGTATATCTTTTCCAAAAGGGTACCTTATTAAGTGAATTCCCCTTTGATTTATAAGACTATAAATATCCTTTACTCCATAAGTTTGTATATTATGCTCTTGCCTTATATCTAAGGCTCTTTTTTCAACCTCTGTTGTATCAATCCTCAAAGCCACCACGCACCTTCATCTGATGATATAACTTCTCATGGGCATGAAAAACTTTTAGTATTTCTTGTATTTTTTCTACTGAGTTTATCACATCTTCCCCACTATCTTTTTCCCTAAATAAAGTAACAAGTTCTTTCTTTTCTTCCTCAGCACTTGTTATATCAGATGTAGAAACTCCTAAATAATCTGCAGCTTTCTTAATCATCATAAAAGAAATGTCCACTTGGCCATTTTCTATGCGAGAATATCTTTGTCTAGTTGTCTCTAGTACATTAGCCATTTGTTCCTGACTAATTTTATGCTCTTGGCGTAATTCCTTTATTCTCATACCTAATGCATAACTCATATAAACCCCTCCCTGTAATAATTATATAACTTTTTGTTTTAAAAATCAATATTTATGTTATAGTATTGTTCCCTTTACTCTACATTTTATTCATTTTTTATGATTTGTTGTATGTTAATAAAATTAAAACTTAACTTACTTTAACCATTTTTAAAGCTTCTCCATGTATCCTATGAACCTGCCTGTAACTATAGTTGAGTTTTTCCGAGATATCCTCCCATGTTTTAAAGTTTAAGTACCTCATTTCTAAAACTAACCTATATTCGTCAGATTCAATCCTGTTAATAACTTTCATAATTTTTCTTTTTAAATCAACCAGCCTAACTATATCTTTATCGATTTCATGCTCTAATTCCATGAGTTTGACAACTGTATTTTCCATTGGATTTTTTTCTTTTGTCCTACTCACTTGCTCGTGTTCGTAACTAGTAGTTACTTTCATCGACAGACTTCTTAAAGACTTTAGTTGTTCGAGTTTACTATTTATTCTTTGATCCAGCCAAATAGCCTGGGATAAGTACTCTTTTGCATTCATTTTCAGCTCCCCCTCTCTATAAAACTTGCTCTAATCTCGCCTGCACTGCATTCAATAGCGCTTCTTGTCCTGCTTCTTTATTTTCTAGCACCTTCATCACTTCTTCATCTACTGTGCCTTTAGCAATTAGGTGATGAATGATTACTGAGTGTTTTTGTCCTTGCCGGTGCAGTCTAGCATTGGCCTGTTGATATAACTCAAGACTCCAAGTCAGACCAAACCAAACGATAATATTTCCTCCAGCTTGGAGATTTAAGCCATGACCTGCACTAGCTGGATGGGCAAGCATAACAGGCACTTTACCTTTATTCCAATCCTCTATATCCTCTGGCTTACTCAGTTCTTTTACATTTTCATTATTTAGATACTCCTTGATCCTTTTTAAGTCGTGTTTATAGGAATAAAAGATTAATACTGGCTTACCACTAGCAGCTTCTATCGTATCTTCCAAGGCCTTAAGCTTTTCATTATGGATTTCCTGCACATTACCATCTTCATCATAGACAGCACCGTTTGCCATCTGTAGAAGTTTATTTGTAAGAACGGCTGCCGTATCCGCTACAATATCTGTATCCATAAGTGGGAGAAGCAAGTCCCTTTCCAACTGCCTATACTTCTCCTCTGGTTTCTCTGGCAACTGAACTGTTATAGTGTTATTTACTCTTTCGGGAAGTTTTAAATAATCCTCAGCCTTCATACTGACACAGATATCTGATAACTTTTTATAAATTGCTTCTTCAGCATCTTCTTTTGGCTTGTAGGAAAAAACAACATTTTGATTCCTCTTATCGGGAAGAAAGTATCTATCCCTGTATCCTGTGATGGTTTTCCCCAATCGCTCTCCGCCATCTAAAAGATAGACCTGGGGCCATAAATCTATGAGTCCATTTGGAGCGGGAGTTCCAGTAAGCCCCACCACCCGTTTCATTAAAGGCCTCACCTTTCTCAAGGCCTTAAACCGCTGAGCTTTGTGGGATTTAAAGCTTGATAGCTCATCTATCACTACCATGTCAAAGGGCCAGCTACTTTTATACCTGTCAACTAACCATTTTACATTCTCTCGATTGATGATATAAATGTCAGCTGTTTTGTTGAGAGCAGATACTCTTTCTTTCTCTGTCCCAAGCACCTTTGATATTTTTAGGTGTTTTAAATGATCCCATTTAGCTGTCTCTTCATCCCAGGTGCTCTGTGCCACTCTTAGAGGAGCAACAACTAAAACCCTAGTTACTTCGAAATAATCGTGAAGCAATTCAGCAGCTGCAGTAAGGGTACAAGCTGTCTTTCCCATACCCATATCCAAAAAGAGTGCAGCTTTTTCTTTATCTATAATCCACTGGGTGGCGTATTCTTGATAATCATAAGGTTCATAAATCACTTCATCACCTCCTGAACAAACAAGTCAATTGCTCTATACGAATCAATGACATAGACTTTAAAACCTAAGCTCTCAATTTGCTTTTTCCTTTTTTGCTGCAGGGGCCTGAGCTTTTTCCCCGGTGCTTTCAGTTCTACAAATGCAACTCTGCCAGCAGGGAGAAGTACTAATCTATCTGGCACACCTGACATACCAGGAGAGGTGAATTTAAGAGCAAGTCCACCTAAGTTCTCTACCTCCCATTTTAATCTGGCTTCGATTTTTCTCTCTAACATGTTTTTCTTCCTTTTCCTTAAACAAGTTTAAATCTTGTTTATTAGTTTTTATAACCCTCTAACCCCCAACCCACCTAACTTTTATAGCTTTTGGGTTTTGCTTTTATAAACAAGAAACAAGATTTTCTTATAGACTACTCCTAATTATAGGATTTAGGTGTATACATATACGCTCTATACCTCTATATTTTTTATGTCTATATATAATCTTGTTTACCTTGTTTACTAATATAGGTGAAAGCGTTGGTGTAAAAAGGAATGTTGCAGTAAACAAGATCGGTAACAATCTACAATCTCGTTTATTCTGGTTTAGCGCTTCTAATAAAAATTCGCTGCACTCCATAGAGTGGAATTTTAGCATTACCTTGTTTGTTTCCGGTATATCTCTCCCAGCCATCCACTTTTCTCATGATTGCATTTATTTCATATGAGTCTATTTTCCTCATGGCACTGGCTTCTTTACCGAATAACTCGCACCAAATTTCCATGGTGCAAACCTGCTCTCTTTTTACAGTGCCGACAAGGCCTTCACTAAACTCCTCGCCTTTAATAAAGTTTCGCCTAGCATATAAGTCCATCTCATCCCAGCCCTCAGGCAGGAGCATTTCTAAATACTCTTTTACCAGTCCCTCTCGCTCATCACTTTCAAGAGCATCAACCTGGGCTTCACTTGCAATTTCTTCTGCTTTATCACTTAATATCAGGATCTCGCCTTGATTATAGTAATCCATCACTTCTGCCCAGATTTGCTCAACATCCTTTATATCCCACGGTTTGTCCCCTCTACTTCCAGGGGTCTTTACTGGCCAAAACCTTCTCCCACCAGTGATATCCCTTAAAAATCCGGACTCTTGATTAGTAGTGCCTACAATAATGCACTGCCTTGGATGATCTTCTACCGAATACCCGTAACTCGCTCGATACTTATCATCTTGTCTTGAGAGAAATGATTTTAAAGTTTCCTCATCAACCTTTCTAATGCCAGCAAGCTCTCCAATCTCTAATAACCAGTAACCTTGAAGTTTTTCTGCTGCTGTTTTGTCTCTCATATCTGAAATGGACAGGGAATCACTAAAAAATTTACCTCCTAGCTTTGAAAACAGAGTACTTTTACCAATTCCCTGTGGCCCGTTTAGCACAAGAACATTATCAAACTTAATCCCCGGGTCCATGGTTCTAGCTATTGCTGCCACTAAAGTCTTTCGCATAATTTCTCTAGTATAGACATTGTCCTCTGCTCCTAGATATTTAATTAACAGCTCGTCCACTCTTTTTTTACCATCCCATTCTGGCAAGCTATTTAAATAGTCCTTTACTGGATGACGCGACCTTTCAACCGAAACTTTAAGAGCTGCTTCTTTTAGCTTTCCTGGAGCGTAAAGATTATAAGTGGCATCAATATACCCAGCAAGAGAGGCTTCATCTGTTTTATTCCACCCACCCTTAAGTCTCTTCCATGGCACTTCACCTTCTATATCCACACCTTCTCTTAGCTCGTTATAAAAGATGTTTGCAAGTGCCGGATCATGTCTTAAGATGAGGATCATATTGCTAAGGGTGTTTTTAAGCTCTCCTCCGTTATTAATCTCAAGCCCTTCCTGCCAGTCTACTTCACTTTCAAATTCCTGGCTGGCTGTGGCCATCCTTTCGTTAGCTATTTGCTTTTTTACCTCAGTATCTTTGGTTGCAAGCTCCTGCATGGCTAAGTACGATGGGAGTTTGTTAACCGGCGTTCCCTCCTTAGCTTCTTCATCAAGCTCCCCAAATCTATGTAACCTAACTAGATCAAAGGCGTTACAGAGCTTGCCACTGATTGGGTCAGTTCCATGATGGGAGTAAGCAAAGTCGCCATTTTGGTAAATTATTAATCCTCCAGATGAACTACCTTCTGTATAGGTGTAGCGATTTGAGTCATCACATGGTGTATACACCTTTTTTAAAAATTTTTCTATGGCACCTACCACTGAATAAGTCCTACAAAAAGCTCCTATAATACCAGCTTTCTCCCTGGGATCACCTTGTTTTTCAGCTATTTTTTTTCTCTTGTTTTTCGTTTTCGAAGACTCAGGCCAATAAGAAGAATCCCTCCAATCTTCATATCTCGCTAATATCTCATCAGGATCTAGCCACTCTTCATCTAGTGCTCTAAATACGAATTCACCATCAGATGAAGTGGAGGGCCAGTACATTAAGCGGTGAGGCTGGTAGGTAGTATCATCGAAAAAATCAATGCACAGGTCTGCTGCAATTCTTCTAGAAACGGCCCCGTATTCATCAGGAGATACCGGCCTTTTAAGAGGAATTACTAGCCTTAATCTTTGATTAGAAGAGCTATGGCTATGGGTAGAGTACATCACTGCTCCACAACCAAGCATGGTCTCCACCCCAGCCCATAAATCCCCTTCCACAAAATCCGCATCAAGGGTAACAATTTGCCGCCACACCACGCTATCAGCTTTTCTTCTTCCCGCCTTTAAAGTTCCACCCACAAAGCCTCCTACATCTTTAACATCATCTCGTTTGGCCTTTGAAAGCTTTTTATATTCCTCATAGGTTTCATTGGTTCTGGTGGTATTGCTCAATTTTTTAACAAGCTGCGACCAGAGCATCTCTTTGTTTTTCCATTCCAGTTCTTTTCTGCTTCTGCCTGTTGCAATGGTGAGTACACCATCATGCTTTATTTTAAGATTTCTCACTTCACTAGGCTCTTTCATAGCCATCACCTGCAGGTAGTAAAAGAGCCTGGCATTTTTCATTAAACCTTTTTACCGGAATCTTTAATGCTTTTGCAACACTAACTTCCCTATCCATTCCCTCAGTAATCTTCTCTCCAAAGACCCAGAGCTCATCGCATTTTCTCAACAGCTGTATCCCCATTTCAATTCCTGCTTTTCTATCAGCAGGGTCTTCATCATCTAAAAACCGTGTAAAAATGATATGGGGAGCCAAGGGAATTCCACCCTCGGCATAGACAAATCTTGAGTAGCCAATAGCCCTATTAATGTTTCTTTCAATATCTCCCCTAAGCGGAGAGCATACATAGACAAAACTATTAAAAACTCTCATATTTTCCATGTTAAAATCCCCCTTCGCTATTAATCCTTCATATAAAATTCTGTTTCAAAACCGTCTGCATTAAGCGGTAACCCTTGAGCCCAATCAATAGGCTGGCTCATAATTCCCTCTACTTCTTTTAAAGAACCAACTCCATAAGGAACTTCTAGTATCGCTTCATCGTGAACATGAAAGACCGTGTTATAGCCTGCTTTATCTAGCCTAAGCATGGCTTCAGCTAAGCAATCTCTAGCAATTCCCTGGATAACATTCTCTGCAAGCTTTCCTCCGTATGTGCTAATCCGGCCCCATTTCTTTCCCTGCTCGATCCCTTCGTAGGTTAGCTTGTCTTTATTAAATCTTTCATCTATCTCAATTTTTGGTCTGACATAAGCAAGACATCTACCAGAGGGAAGTCTTATAAAGAGTACTCCACCTTTAAAGTAAAGCTTCAAGTTATGTTGCATGGTTACAGGAGTTTTTTCTTTTACCGCTGTAATGGCAGCTTTTTCTAAGCTATGCCATAGCTTTACAATATTTGAGTTTGAGTTGCGCCACGCTGAAACTAACTCTGGCAGTTCTTCTTCCGCAAGTCCCATATTTAAAGCACCCATAGCTTTCAGAGCTCCTTTGCTCCCGCCATAGCCAAGGGCGAGTTCTGCAATTTTTCCCTTCTGCCGGAGAGGACTGCCCTTAGTCACGCTTTCTACCGGAACTCCAAACATCTGGGCTGCTGATGCTTCATAAATCTTTCCGTGGGAATTGAACACATCCATTCGCCACTTCTCCCCAGCAAGCCAAGCAATCACTCTGGCTTCTATGGCACTAAAATCGGCTACGATAAATCTTGAACCTTTTGTGGGAATAAAAGCCGTTCGAATAAGCTGGGATAAAACATCCGACACAGAGTCAAAGAGCAGTTCTAGCACCTCGTACTCTCCTGACTTTAAAAGCTCCCTTGCCAGCGCTAAGTCCTCCATATCATTTCTCGGTAGATTTTGTACTTGAACAAGTCGCCCGGCCCACCTTCCTGTCCTATTTGCTCCGTAAAACTGCAGGAGCCCCCTTACTCTCTCATCACTACACATAGCTCTGGCCATGGCTTCATACTTTTTTACAGAAGTCTTGGACATATTCTGCCTAAGTTCCATTACCTTTTTTATTGTAGGGTTATCTGTAGTATCCAAAATTTCTGCTACCTTCTCTTTGGATAAACTCACCATGTGGATGCGGTGGTTATCCTGCAACCAACTCTTTAACTGAGCAGGGCTGTTTGGATTTTCAAGCCCTGTCAACTGAATAGCTTCATCTAACAATTTCTTCTGATGCACTTCAGCACACATAATAGCGTGGTCAACCAGTTTTTTGTCAACCAGTACACCTCTATCATTAACCCTCTGGTCTAACTGCCAAAGCTTTGCTTCCTTCTCGGTCATGGGGTACTGCTCCAGCTTCTTTCTAATCTCCCGTTCTACTTCCACATCTTGCTTACAGTAGTCCTTAAAGCTTTCCCATTTCTCCCTATGATGGTGAGGCAGGTTTCTAGTCCTGCCGCCATTGGCTTTGGTAGACTTACACGGTACAGAAAAGTACCTAATCAGAGCCTTACCTTCTTTCATCTTTTGCTGGGGCAGCTTTAAGCATTTAGCAACCCCAGCTAGATTTGTAGGTAAACCTAGTGTTAATGCATGGGCCTGGGAGCATAGCCACTCACTTGGTGGAAGGCTAATGTTTAAGTATTTTATCAAGCAGGCCCTTTCAAAATTTGCATTAAAGGCTGTTTTGATCACTGTTGGATCTGTTAAGGCGTTCATTACTTTAGTTGGTATCTCCTCTCCGCTTGCTAGGTCAGCTACTTCTACTTCCTCACCATCGAAGGCATAAGCAAAGAGCAGAATTTCTAAGTCATCCGCTTCGGTGTAGGCATAGACCCCACACTTTGTGAGGTCTATGCTACTATATGTTTCAATATCAATGCTCAGAGTTCTCATGAGCACTACCCTAAAATCTCATCTGCATCATCTTCTACGGCTTCGAAATCATCCTCGGCTCTGGCCTTACCCCCTAGAGCCTCTCCGTCCTCAAGCTTTTGTAGGTTTTGAAGGCCACAGGCTATTCCCTTGTTTCCATTGGCGTTGTAGGCGTAAAACACGATAGATGCTCTGCCGTAGCAACCTGAATAAAACTCTGTTTGATCTATAATTGCTTGTAAGCTTTTATCTACAATTCCAGGCTTAACTTTGCTATTTGCATTGATAAAATAACTGTCTGCATAAGCTTCATCCTCAGGCCTGTCCACATCACCATCACGAAGTGGTGTCTTCAGATTAGCCGGTATCTTACCACCTAGCCTTGAGAGCCCTTCCTTTTTAGCTGTTTCAATGGCCTTGTTAATCTTCTCCAGTGTCTTTTTATCTGATTTTGGGATGATTAAACTTACTGAGTACTTTGGCTCACTTCCGTTTACACTTTGTGGTTCAAAAACATTAGCATACGAAAATCTTACTTTCCCTATAATTACTTTCATCTATAATTCCCCCTAAATTTTATTTGAAATCTGTTTCAGCACTACTCTTTGCAGTAGGCCTATTATCACTCTCGGGTACTAGCTTTAATTTCCCCGGAGGGCTTTCAATAAGGTCTCCAGCAACCTGGTGAAATTCTTTTTTACCTAGTGCTTTTTCCAGTTTAGTCAGGCTTAAAAGAGCTTTATTATATATTTGGTCTTCTGAGTATCCAGCAGCTAATAGTTTTTTTGCCACTTCTGTTTCAGAGGTGTACTTTCTACTCTTCCTGCCCTCTATCAATTTAAGTCCCGGCCACTCTTTCCCATCATTTATGGCTGCAGCTAAAGCATAACTTTCAACATCACTGGCCCATTTCTGCAATTCCCCTATTTGGGATAATACTTCTACAACTTCATCATCTGTTAGCAATGGCGGTTCTTTGAAATCCATACATGCCATTTTTAAATTCTCATCTGCCCTAGCTCGACAGGTTTTGATTTTACAGAATGTACAATGTTCCCCGGATTGAAATTCTCCCTCTCCCTTAAAGGCAAGTTTGGCTTTGGGTTTCACTTCCTTTTCTGCCCAATCCAACAACTCCTGTGCTTCCAGCTCCTCAGTTGAAATGTTATCAATCCTCGGTTGACAGATGGTGGCTTTAACTTTTTGGATATCATAGAGACAATCGTATTGGTTTAAAGCTCCCAAGGCATAAAGCCTCATCTGAGGGTTGTCTATAGCTGAAACCTTAATTCCTTTTCCGTATTTTAGATCTATGACCTCTAACGCTTCATCTGCCACCAATACCAAGTCCCCAGTTCCAAAACCTTCAGGTACCCATGGCGAATAGTCAAGTCGCATTTCAATCATTACTACAGGGTCTTTGGTATTTGCCTTTGCTTCATTAACCCTCTCAATAACTAAGTTTGTATAAGTCTCAATAAACTTCTCCATTTCAGCTGTGTAAAGCTCACTTTTTCTTAGTTCTTTTAGTTTTTTGTTGTACTGCGCTTTAGCCAGGTTTCCTAAGTGATAGGCAAGCTTTACCTCTGCCAAAGCATGAGCAAAACTGCCCTCTCTTGCGTACTCACTTGCTTCTTCATCTACCATTTCCTCAAGCCTTGCCGATGGTGGGCACTTCATCCACCGGTTAGCTCCTGATGCTGAGAGGAGTGCATGTTCTGTCATTACAGCTCACCTGCTTTTTTAAGAAGCTCTGGGTATTTCTCTTCCGATATGTCGCTGAGCTTTTTGGCACCAAAGGATGTGATGAGCTCTTTGACTTCTTTTTGCTTTCCATTTTGGGATAAGGCAGCCAGCTTCTTTCTGACTTCTTCTAAAGCAGGTAGCTTCTTTGATGTTCTTGCTGGTTTTCTTTCTACTTCTGAATTTTGTTGTTCTTTTGTGAAAGCTTCTATACTATCTGCCAACTTTCGTAAATCTTTAACGATTTCTAAAGTTTTCCCACTCATATTCCTCTTCCTCCTTTACAACTTTTTTGCTTCTTCAAATATCGCTGGATAGTCTCTTGGTTTAACTTCTACTAACTTTCCTGCACTATATTTCTTTAATAGAGTTTTGATATCAGCCATTTTCCCCTTATTCATTTTTTCAGCGAGAATATAGCTTACATCTTGGATATTGATTTCCTTTGCATCTTTCTGACTTTTGGCTAGAGCCCGATATCCTGCCGCCAGTTTTTCTAGCTCTTCTGCTAAGGTTAGATTTATGTCATTCACAAGCACGCCTCCTTTCCTGCTAGTTGTTCAGAGCAAAATCCTTGATGATACTATCCATCACCTCGAGGTCACTGCCTGACAGGTTTGTATAAAGTCTCTCCAGTAGCTCTTGTTGCTGAGGCTTCAGGTACTTCCGGTTCAAATAATATCCATCTGTTACCTTTACACCTCCACCATGACGACCTCGGATGGTTTCAATAGGGTAGGAGAGCGATAGGGTATCAATATCATTTTTAATAGTTCTTGTGCTAACGCCAAACTCAGTCGCTAAATTCGACATTGTATCTTGCCTTCTACGGCATAAGGCTTCTATAATTTTCATTCGCCTTTCGTTAGGCCCCATCGCTCTCACCCCCTTCCCTTGCTCTGTAACTAAAGAATAAATGTTAAATATGCAGGTTTTTTTCTTATTGAAAAAAGTTTTTTAAAATAAAAAAACCAGACTAAAATGCTATGTGATATCTCACACAGACATTTCAATCTGGCCGTCAAGCAGCTCACTTGAGATTGATTTGTATTAAATTTTTAGGAAGCTTGCTTTAACCTCTTTTTATATATAGATTTTACAATTCGCCTAACATCTTTTACATCATCAAACTCTAAGTAGGGCCGAAGTAGCTTTTCTAAGTTTATAAGTATCGGTTCATCGATGTCACGGCATTTTGCTGATATGAATATAGCGTCTTCTTCAATTTCTAAGTTGAATAGCAACTTATTATGTTTCCTCTGTTTCTTTTGAACTTCATATCTAACCTCTTTTAGTAACATTGGCATCCCCCCTTTATATAATTTAATTGTACTGTTTACATCTTTATTGTTTAGCTATTGTTTCTATTCAATAGCAAAAGCAAAAAAATGTATAGATATAGACATAAACATACATTTGTTTATGCCTAGCTAAACCTGGTACAGAAACGCCCCGCCAAGCTCATTTATCTCCATATTATGTATTTATTTCATGATAACATACTATTATAATGAATACAATATCTTTTTTGAATGGATTTGTATTATTCCATTGACTATTGTCAATACTAATTATATAATATGCATATAGTAATATATTTGTTTAGGGAAGGTGAATTAGATGAGTAACGAAGAACTATTTAATAAAGAAACCTTTGCTTTTCTTCTTGATAAGGCAAAAGGAGATAGATCTATTAATCAGTACGCTAACGAGACTAGCGTAAGTGCAGCCCACATATCAAGGTTTCTTAGACAAATGATTGGTTCACCTCCTACTCCTGAGACTATATCAAAGTTTGCTGAGAATGCCGCTAATGATGTTTCTTATAGGGATCTTATGATTGCGGCGGGATATATTAGTGAAGAATCCAAAAGAGAAAATGACTCACCTAGAACTAGAAGAAAACTTGCTGAAGAGATGGAAAAGAGGTTTTTCCAAGTAATTTTATCAGAACTATATTCTAAGGATTTTCAATGGAGTATTCAAAAACCAGAGAAAAGGAGACCTTTTCCTGATTTAACAATCGAAATCAATCATGATGGGTATAAGAGATGGTATTTAGAATTTAAAGGGAGTTTTAATGATAGACCTGTCGCATCTCCGTTGCCAATCCACCTTTTATATGCTCAAATAGCAACGATGGAGCTTTTACCAACTGATAAATTTACCATAGCATTGAATGATGAAAAACTATACCAACGAATTTTAAAAAAACCACCTGTTACCTTAAGAGCTAATTTGTATTTAATGCTTGTAGATTTAGAGGAAGGAAAGATAGTAAGGGAAGAAAAGTTAAGTGACTTTGATTTTAAAGGGCCATGCCAATAAAGGTATAGTCCTTTTTTTATGCCAATAAATTAAACATCCCAGCATACTATCATAGTCTACCAGGGTACCACCTTCAGCCCAGTCCGTGTTTATTCACAAACTTCATTATATTAATACATTAAAGTAAATAGGCCAAAAAAAATACCCGCTAAGCCAACAATCTAGCTCAACGGATATCTATTAATCTGTCTCTAATTTTTCTTCTCTTGCTAACAAGCATATACACTCCAATACCCACACTGGCCCCAGCGCTATCAATGAGTACATCCCTCAGCTCACCAGACCTTCCCGGAATAAACAACTGATGGACTTCATCACTAACAGCGTAAAGAACACAAATTCCTAAAGCTAATATTAAGCTCCGAGTTCCGTTTACACCACTCACCCTCAGGGCATTTATCACTAGCAGCCCTAGCACAAAATAGGCAAAGAAGTGAGCGTTCTTCCGGATAATATGGTTCAAGCTTCTTATATCAAACTCCGCATTTGGAGCAACTCTCTCTGTAGTATTTACAACACCTTTTGTTATTCCTTTACTCAGCTCGTTAGACTCTGGTGCTGGTTGGTGTGACAGATAGAATATTAATACCATCCAGAGAATAACAGCTGCCCAGGAGATAGATTTTTTCATTAAAAACCTTACCTTTCGTTTTCAATTAAGTCCATTAGGGTTTCCAATTACTATACCCCCAGGATACATGTAAAAAGTAATAAGACAATCTCATTCTTTCATAGGTTTTAAATGAAAGGGGGTCTACACTATGACTAATAAAATAGTATATGTAAACATTCTTCCAACTAACATAAGTACTTTTTATTATGACAAAATTTCTAAAGATACTGCCCAAAAACGTTTGAGAGCATTGGATAGCCTAGACTACCATCGTTCTGTATTAGTTGTAGAAGAAATTAGCTCTCACAAGTATATATTAATCGAGGGCTTTAGGGAGTATTCTGCTATTATATTATTACAACCAAATAAATTAATCCTATGTAATTTAGTAAATTCAACTAATGAAAAGAAACGACTACTTCGTATTTTAAAAAAAGTAATCACACTTGAAGCAACCTCTTGGTGCTTTAAACACTTCCATATAAAAAAGCTAATAAATGACTACCATATGAACCCAATAGAAATAAGCAATGCGATTAACCAACCGATTTCTTTTATTAATAGATATTTATATCATGATACAATTCCAGATCACATACGACGGCTATCTGATATTAACAACGCCTCTAAAACACTTTTAAACAAAATAGCCCGCTCACAAATCTTAAATGACAATATGCGTATTTTATTATTTGAAAGAGCAGTCCGTCCAAAAAATCATCCTCAACGATTAAAAGAAAGACAGTTAGAACACGTTAAATTATTTCTTAATAATTTTTCATTATCAAAAATTGAACATGACAATCCTAACTTTAATGCTTCATTATTAGATTCCTTATTAGAAGGAGATATGCAGTTACTCTCTTATTGGGAAAATTTATTGCTAGACCTTAGGCGTAAGAACAAGAGTGATTACACTACCCAGTATAATTATTATAACCCCTATAATAAAATCTCCCCGCTACAATAGTGGCAAAGGTCAAATTTCTAATCCTTAGAATACATCTAATATATTCCTTTCCACATAAGCTGGGTTACATATAGTACTTCAATTATTTTATTTTCCACAAACTACTCCCCTAAACAGCATTTCTTATATTTCTTCTCACTACCGCAGGGGCATGGATCATTTCTGCCGACTTTCTTTCCAGTTTTGAAGCTTATGACGTTTGACTCCTCGCTCCCCTTAAACTCAAAAGGCTCTTTAGGCAACGGTCTTAAATGTGGCTTCTCATATTTCTCAAAAATCTCCTGGGGTGTGTGGCCGTTGTTCTCCCAGAGCCGTGTATTGTTCGCCAGATCCATGACCAGCTGCATTACTTCGTTTACTTGCTCTTCACTTTTAAAATTTACATTCCTGTTGTTAAAGATATCAAAAATCTTATTTACTGAAAATCCGAACTGGCAAACTCCTTGAATATCCTCACTTAACATTTCCGCTTTATAATCATCTCCGTCAAGGAGGTTTTTAGCTAGGTAAAACTTCAAAGCTTTGTATTGTTTGTTTTCCTCAAAGTATAGTTCATCTTTATATTTGAGAAGCTCCATTTTTTCCGGGATGTAATATGGCTTTCCTTTACTTTGCCTTAATTGCTCATCAAAATCACGAAACTCCAAGATTGATTCAGCAACAAAATAATCCTTATGTATCTCGACAAAATTATCTTTTAGTTCCTTGGGTACCTCTTTCATAATATCGCTAATAGCCTGTCCATCAATCTTATCTTCATTTTGGGAATTGTAAATCTCTACAACCTTATCCTTATGGACCAAGCCATACAGATGGGTAAGAGATATTGCATAATCTATAATTGGTTGTTTACTGAACTTTTCTGGTTCAGTATCTTCATTGACACCCATAAGTAGCTTCGCTTCATTAAGAGCTATCTCATGGTTCAACTTATCTTCCAAGTCACTACTTATCTTAATAGGTTCATAATTTTTTAACTTCTCTACATAAGTCTTCACCAGCTCTTGATACTCCTGGTCATTTTGTAGTTTCTTATAATAATTAGCTCGTCTAGCCTGACGATCCAATATCTGCCCGATTCTGCTATTAGACAAGCCGTACTGTGCAGCTATTTCTTTATAGGGCAGACCCTGTAGAAACATTTTTACCATCTCTTTATTCTTTTTGTTTCCCGTTAATATATCTGTATTAATGCCTTCAAAGGCAGCTAGCTTTTCTTTTTTATTCACTTCACTTATTCAGCTCCTCATGCACAGTCGCTTTTTCAAGTTGATTAAGCTTATTCTTAATCTCCTGAACTTCACGATCATACTTACCGGTAATATCTATTTTTTCCCTTTTTACATTAACTTTATAGATTTTATCTCTTTAAGTTTAAGCAACCCTCGACTGGTTAAACTAGTACAAGGAAAGGGGAGAATTAACATTAATAACATTAACGAGGAAACTAATTTTTTCAAAGGACTAATTAATGGAGTGATGATTAGCATCCCTCTGTGGCTAGGGTTGTTGTTTTTAGCATTTAAGCTGATCTAGTTACCCTGTCATCTTGTTTTCAACTACCTTATACTCAGGTATAAACTGCTTTAAAAATGCCTCTGTTTCGCTCTGGCTTTTTGGCAGAACGCCTTTATGAAAGCCAAATATTGTTTCTTCGATTAATTCTCGATCTAACTCATTGGGCTTTGCCACAAAGATCCGCTTATGAGTTGTGGCATTAACTCCCTCTTCTGCTGTTAGTAGTTCTTCATATAGCTTTTCTCCTGGTCTCATCCCTGTTACAACTATCTCTATATCCTCACCGGGTTCAAATCCTGAGAGCTTGATTAGACTCTTGGCTAAATCCATAATCTTAACCGGGTCTCCCATATCCAGGACAAATACCTCTCCCCCTCTGGCCATGGCACCTGCCTGAATGACCAACTGTACTGCTTCTGGGATAGTCATAAAGTACCTAACCATCTTCTCATGGGTTACAGTAACTGGTCCTCCCTGGGAAATTTGCTTTTTAAACAGAGGGATCACACTGCCCTTACTTCCCAGCACATTGCCAAACCTGACAGCTACAAAGTTTGTTTCACTGGTCTTGTCTAGCTGTTGGATAAACATCTCCGCCACTCGTTTAGATGCACCCATGACACTGGTGGGATTAACAGCCTTATCGGTAGAAATCAAAACAAACTTGCTGGCACCAAAGGTATCTGCTGCCTGAGCCACATTGTGTGTTCCCATTACATTGTTTTTAATAGCTTCTTCTGGGTTTGCCTCCATTAGAGGAACGTGCTTATGGGCTGCTGCGTGAAACACTACCTCTGGCTTATGTATCTTAAAGACCTGCTCAATGGCACTTTTATCCCTTATATCCTTTACCAGTGGGTATATCTTTAAGTGAGGGTCGTTTCTCAACTCCATCTCTATACTGTAGAGATTGTTCTCACAGTTATCCAGCATTAAAAGCCTTTTAGGAGTAAAGTTAGCTAGCTGACGACATAGCTCAGAGCCTATGGAGCCACCGGCTCCTGTGACTAGCACAACTTGTCCCTGCACGTACTGACTTATCCCCTCTAAGTCCACTTTCACAGGGTCTCGTCCCAATAAGTCCTCTAGCTGTACCTCCCTGATCTCACTGACCTTTACATTTCCCTCTATTAAATCATACATACCGGGCAATATCTTAATTTCTGCCTCTGTCTCATGACAAATATCTATGATCTCCCTGACAACCTTCCCCTCAGCAGAGGGTATTGCCAGTACTATTTCCTGAATACAAAACTGGGTTACCAGCTCTTTAATATGGCTTCTGTCTCCTAAAACCTTTATCCCTAAGATCTGAAGTCCCTTTTTTTGAGGGTCGTCATCCACAAAGCCCACTATATTGACCGCACTTTCGTAGTGTCGCATCATCTCTTTAGCCACCAAGACACCGGAAGAGCCTGCGCCCACTATTAAGACGGGCTTACCCCCTTTAGGCTTGTTATAGTTTATGCCGTAGTCCCTAAAGAGCCTCCAACTCAAGCGAGAACCTCCTACTAAGAGAATGCAAAGCATCCATGTGAGGATATAAGCACTGCGAGGAAGCAGTACCTCTCCTGCCGGCATAAAGAAGTAAGCTATAGATATACTGATTGTTACCCCCATGGTAATTGCACCCATAACTGACAATAGCTCTCCGATACTGGCATATCTCCACACTCTGTTGTAGAGGCCAAAGAAGTAAAAGCATGTTAAAAACACTAAGGTAAAGAGCGGAGCAAATGTGTAAAGTGCCTCTATAAATTTTTCTGGTATCTGTCCGGGCCCATCAAACCTTATTACCAATGAAGCGTATAATGCTATGTTTATCAAAATAGCATCTATCACCATTAAGGCCCCTATGCGCGTGTACCTTTCCATAAAAACAACCCCTCGTTATTGGAAAACATCTATGGTTTCTCTATTCTATATTTCAAACTGCTCTCTGATATGAAAGTTTGTTAGCTTCAAGTACTCTAATACTACTCGCTTAAAATCCTCTCTATCCTGCCACCACTTATCAGGATTAAAATTGTCGTACTCACTAGGGTATGAAATCACTTTCACATCCCTGTCTAAGGTGGCAAAGGCTTTAGTGAATATCTGCTTAGCCCTTGTAGAGTGATATTTTGAAGTGACTAATATTATTGATTCAATCTCTTTCTTTTCCCTCAAATAATCTCTTATGTAAATGGCCTCATCCTGAGTGCTCTGGGCAGCACCATCTAGAATAGATATACTCTCCTCTGGCACTCCTAAATCTAAGGCAATCTTTTTGCTTACATCTGCATTTCTGGGAATGTCTATCCCTTTATCGACTAATATATCGTACCCTACCATCTTTGAGTGCACCATCATAACCTTATCTGCATACCCTTCAGTGTATACATCAGCTGCTGCAGCTGTTCTGTCGGGAATACTTCCCATTAAAACCACAATGGCATCACTTTCCTCTAGATTATCCTGGGTCACTAGATACTGTCCCAGATGTGGCCTTATAGCAAACCCCATAATTATGAATATGAGGATAACTGCTAATAGATAGTAGAATTTTTTAGCATGTTTTTTAAATATGTTCATAGGCATTACCCTCTACTTCACCTTATAATACTCAACATACCAGTCTGCAAATTTCTGCAGGCCTTCATCTATGGTTGTCTTTGGCTTAAATCCTACAGCTTGCTGCAACAATTCAGTAGAGGCATAGGTAGCCGGCACATCCCCAGGCTTTATTGGCTCAAATATTTTTTCAAATACTACTTCTCGCCCAGTAGCTTTAGTCAAAGCCTTCTCTAATGCTTCAATAAACACCATCAGCTTTTCAGGGCTGTTGTTTCCGATATTATAAACTTTATGAGTAACAGCTTCAGTAGGAGGATTATTTAGGAGCCTCTCTACTCCCTCTACTATGTCATCAATGTATGTAAAGTCTCTGTAAAGGTCGTTTTCAAAATCGCCATTGTTAAATACCCTAATGGGCTCATTATTAAAGTACTTATCAGCAAATCCGAAGTACGCCATGTCTGGTCTTCCCATAGGTCCATAAACAGTAAAGAACCTTAACCCTGTAGCTGGTATTTTGTACAGGTGACTATATGTATGGGCCATCAATTCATTGGACTTTTTGGTAGCTGCATAGAGGGAGACAGGATTATCTACAAAATCGACTTCCTCAAAGGGAACCTTTTTATTAGCTCCATATACAGAACTAGAAGAAGCATAGACAAGGTGATCTACTGGATTATGTCTACAGGCTTCAAGGATATTATAAAAGCCAATGGTATTGCTTTGAATATATGCATCTGGGTTTTCTAAAGAATAGCGAACTCCTGCCTGGGCAGCTAAGTTAACTACCACATTAGGCTTGTACTCTTCAAAAGTTTTCATGAGCACCTCCTTGTCAGAGATGTCACTTTTGATAAAGGTATACTTCTCAAAGGGCTTTAGTAGCTCTAGACGCGTATGCTTTAGATTTACATCATAGTAATCATTTAAATTATCTATGCCAATTACTCGGCAGCCCTGCTCTAGTAATTTCTTCGACAAGAAAAAACCTATAAATCCAGTACCACCGGTAATTAGGTATGTTTTGCTAGTATCTAACTGCTTGTAATCCATAAGTCTTCAACTCCCCTAACATCTATTTAATCCCTAGTAAATATATCTCTAGTGTATACCTTGTCCTCTACATCTTTAATATCATCAGATAGCCTATTAGCCACAATTACATCACTGATCTGCTTAAACTCATCAAAGTCTTTAATTACCCTGGAGTTATAGAATTCATCATCCTTTAGGGCAGGCTCGTACACAACCACCTCAATACCTTTAGCCTTAATCCGCTTCATAACCCCTTGGATCGCTGACTGTCTAAAGTTATCAGAATCCATTTTCATAGTAAGTCTATAGATGCCTACAATCTTAGGGTTCTTCTTAATAATCATGTCAGCAACATGATCTTTCCTAGTTCTATTGGCATCCACAATAGCACCAATTACGCCATGAATCGCGAAGGATAAAAAGGAAACCTAGTATATTTACAAATGTCAAGAAAAAAGTTGATATTCGAAGAAATCCTCTCATATATAGGTTAATTTTCAGAATTTTCAAACTTGACAAGTGAGTAAAACTACTATATAATTCGAACCTAGTTCGAATTACGGCAAGCTTAAGCAATTGATTCCAAATACAAAAAGAAGCTCGTACCTCTATCCATCAATGGATGGAGCTTTTTTATTTGAAAACTTATCAACATTCACGGCAGAATAAGATTTAGGTCATGTAGCATAATACATAAGAAGCAATAAATCATGTAATGATTCTTCCGGGATAAGCAAAGACTTCTGTCTTGGACCAAGTGGATTCACTCTCTCCGGCAACCATAATTAAGTCATGTAGCTGTATATGCTACTATTATTTTTTTGCGTGTTATGTTATTATTAATTTCATATATGCTGTCAATCAGTATCCATTGACGTATTTTGTTATTTGTAGTATCATATAATTAAAAGAGGGCATACTATATATTGAAAGGAGGCCCAAACTATGAAAACTTTATCAACTAAAAAACTAGCTGAAGCCATTACAAAGTTAAGAGAAGAAAAAGGGTTCACAAAAGAAGAACTGGGAAATTTAACTGGCATCAATAGAATTATGATTGGCCGTATTGAAAGAGAAGACTTTATTCCATCTATTGTTCAGTTTGAAGCCTTATCAAATGTTCTGGGTTTTGATCTTACAGAAATGTTTGTAGAGAAGGAAAGAACAAACTCTTTTGTTGCTCTTCGCAGTGAAGCATTAAGCGATAGTGAAAAGGAAGGCGTAGATAAGCTGTTCACGATGATGTTGTCGCTTAGACAGCAAATTCAATTAAGGAGATCATTTGAAAATGAATCCGGTCAAGCTTAATGAAGTACAAATAGATGAGATCCGCAAACTTGCTGGAGAAAAGCGCCGTTCTCTAGGCTTTGTTGAAACACCGATTGCCAACGACATATTTACAATTCTTGATAATCTAGACATCATGTTGCTGGAATATCCCATCGAACCTGAAGGTGATAAACCGGCTTTTTCTGCTGCCATTATGTATTCTGAAGAAGACAATAATAAACTAACTTTTTTCGGACTTAACACCGCCGATTATTATGATAAACAGATCTTTGCAATTGCTCATGAGCTGTATCACTATTTCACAAAAACTGGCTCGCATCTAAGTAGACCGGAAGATGAAGAAAGTAGCCTTATTGAGGTAAAGGCTAATCGATTTGCAGCAGAGTTTTTGTTGCCTGAAACTGCTCTTGAAAGCATTGTACTCGATGAGTTTAAGACATCTTCATTAAAGAAAGTCCAACATAAAGCGCTTCTAAGATTTATCGCCAGGCTCCACTGCACGTGGTGGCTTCCTTATCGTTCTCTTGTTAAAAGACTTCATGAAATCGAAGCAATATCATCAGAACAGTATACGGAGTTATACGCTGTTAATGAGAGAGATCCGGAAGGTGAGTATGTTAAAACCGGTCTCGCCATTAATAAGGAAGAATTCCAAAAACTGAATAAACCAACTAAAAATATTGGCACTTCCCCCAATGAAATCGAGATCATCATTAGAAACTTTGAAGACAATCTCATTGATGAAGATAAATTTGCAGAAGCTTTAAGTCTTTTCAATAAAACGCCTGATGAATTCGGCTATGAGATTAAAGTCTCTCAAGATGACATAGATGAGCTTGATGCTTTCTTCAGTGGGGAGGATGATGATGAAGATTAATCTTGAAAATCCAAACCCCGCATTAATTAGTATTATTGAGAACCCAGAGCAAATCATTACACTAGATGCAAACTTCCTTATAGCTCCTGATAGAAGGCCAATCACTAAAAGAGGCATCAGATTTGAACAGTTTACGGAGATCTGGTTAGACCCCATTTTCAGTGCCTTTCCAAAACTGGCAATTCATGAAGCAGTGTATGATGAACTTGTAGGTATTTCTCCTCAAAACTATGTAGAGGCTAAGAGAGATAATGATCCACCTGAAATCATCATTCATATGGATTCTTCATTAAACGAGGTAGAGAAAGTCTTAAGGGATGCCATCGAGACTAGAATTTCTTCACATACAAAATATGAGCCATTACTGGATAATAAAGACGATCGTGGAGAAGTGAAGTCTCTATCCTACATAGCTGTCAAGGGATTATTGTACTTTGCTGCTAATGATCACAATGCTATTCAGCTCATTGAAAAGTCAGAAGAATGGTCCACTGGTTTAGATAATGTACAAGCCATCAAGATGTATGAGCTAATTTACTATCTGTGCAGTAATGACCTGGCTGATAAAACAGCTATGAAAATGCTCTATAAATACCAGTACTATCTAACCGATCGGGAGAAAAGTACAAACCCTGGCTGGGGAGATTTTTCTGCTATTATGGACAGATTGTATGAATCCTATTTCAAATAAAAAACCCACCAAGTGGCCGGATAGATTTCTATCAAGCTACTCAGTGGGTTTTTATTTTAGTCATGATTTTCTTTGTTTTTGAAGAATAACGTTCCCTTTATAAAAAAGAACATCATCTATTTTATGACTCAACTAAAGCTGTATACTTTTAATCCACCCAAATGTATAATCTTTGATTAACTGGTTTGTCCCTGTCTGCGACCAGTTTACCAGCCTTAATAAGTGGTTCTTGAATTCTCTTTCTATAAGAAATCTCACTCTTAATGCCTAAAAACTCCCTGATTTTCTTAGGCTGTCTCGGTTCCTGGCAAAATTCCTTTACCCTTAATACTTCCTCGGAACCGAAGAACTCCTTCATCTGTATTTTTCTTTTTTCTTTTTCAAACATCCCTTTATATTTTTTATAATTTAGCGAAGCCCCAAACTCGACGCCCGCTGCAAACTTATACTTTATACAACCTTCACTATCTAAGGTTGCCGATAATACATGCTCTTTAAAAACATCTTCAGGAAAATGATCATCACCTTCTAAATCCATGTAGGAGACGTCTCGAGCGCTATTGGTTTTAGAATACAAGCTGTCACCAAAGTTTATCCGTGGCCGCATATTATGGTAGTTCTTAAAGGAGATAGGTCGCATGTTTTCGCAGAAATTAATAAGTTTCTCTAACCGACTTCTGTCTTCCTCTAATTGTTCTAATCTCTGAATATAACGGTAATGCTGTTCTCTCAGTTTAATAATGTCATTGGTTATCTGATTGATAAGTGCTGTATCCTTACCATTCTTCTGAATCTCTGTATCCACGGCCTTGTATAGCTCCTGGTTTAATTCCTCCATTTGTTTTTCTAAATCCGTTTTATGGTTCAACTCTTCTTTTGATAAATCAAGTTTATTTAGGTGCGCCTTTATCTGCTGCTTAAAGATTTCGTTGTCTTTAATCGCTCTTAGTGTTGCTACAAAATAGTAATCTAAATACCTTTCATTGAATTCTGTTGAGGCATCACAGGTTGAGCCTATTTTTTTAAAGGAATTATAGCACCGCCACTTACTACCTTCTCTGGAATCATAAGTAGCACTTCCATACCTTGATATAACATGACCACATTCAGTGCAAGTGAACTTCTTATAATATATTTCTCTGCCTGCCGTCCCATCTTTTTTCTCATTTTGGACGGGTTCCCTTTTTCTATCTTCGAAAAGTGCCTGAGCATTTTCAAATGCCTGCCGATCTACGATGGCCGGATGATGCTCTTCTATATAGTACTTCGGCACCTGCCCAGTATTAACTTTTTGTTTGCCACCGACATTCTTGGTAAAGTATTTTTGAAATTCATAGTCGCCCAGGTATTTCTCATTTTTCAACATTTGTCGGATCGTATTGTAATTCCAAAGCTCACTGCCCGTGGGGCTCTCAATGCCCATTGCTTTCAGGTGATCAATAATCTCATATATGGTTTTCCCATCATTAAACAGTCCATACATCAATCGAACCACTTTAGCCTCTTCTTCAACAATGTGCCACTCCCTGTTCTTATCAATGGTGTATCCGTACATACCCGTCCTTCGACTAATGGTCCCTCTTTGAGCAAGACTTTGGATCCCCCAGGTGATGCTATTGGATAATGACACAATCTCTTCTTCTGCGACGGTTGCCATCAGCGACAAGATTAATGAGGAGTTTAAATCATTGCTCTTCAAGTTTTCTTTTTCAAAGTAGCATACACAGGCTGGTTTTAAATCATTGAGCATTTTTAATGTCCCCAAGACATCCACAACATTCCTGCTGAATCGAGAGATCGATTTAGTGATAATCATATCGATCTTGCCTTTTTTGGCGTCATCGATCATCCGGTTAAAACTATCCCTAAATTCTGTCTTGGTTCCGGATACCCCTTCGTCCGCATAGATTCCGGCAAGCTCCCAGGAAGGATTGGACAGTATTTTGTAGTTATAATATGCAAGTTGCGTTTGCAGGGAGAGTTTTTGTTCATCCATCTCTGTTGAAACTCTGCAGTAGGCAGCAACTCTAAGTCTCTTTTTCTCTTCTTGCTTTAGCTCAAGCATTCTATTCTTTAGAATATTCTTCTTTAAATCACCAAGATCTTTAATGGTTAAGCCTCGATCTAGGACAACAACATCTCTCATCGGTTTATTCCTATACGCATTTAAAGAAGTATTGGGTTCAGCCGTTATGGCTTTGGACTCCATTATCTTATCCTCCTTCCTTTGTTCTTTGGGCCTTTCAGTATTGGCAACGTTTCGGTTTAATGCTTCAGAATTTACAAGTTCATTTATCAGCGGTCTATTTTGCTCTTTAATTCTTTTTTCCCGCTCTTGTCGTTTCGCTTCTGCAGCTTTTATAATATCGGGGATTTCTTCTTCCCCAATAGTAATAGTTTTTTCATCAATCCACTGGATCACATAGGCCGACCCTGAGTAAATTGTTAGCTTTGTCATCCATGCCCTAACCAGTTCAATTGTTGCAGACTTAATAAAGTGATCTATCCCTCTTATGGTCTTTAGCCAAATAATCGCGTCATTCCTATACTCTCTATCTCTTTCAATACAGCTGGTCTTTTCTTCAAATGTGTCAAATTCATTCTGTATCTGCTCAACTCGGTCAACCTGATTCTGCTTCTTTGCAATTTCAATGTCCGTGAAATACCTTAATCTATGGAATTCAAAATGATCATTTTGATTGACCCTAACAAGAATTCTCTCAAGATCTCTAAGCATCAGACGAAAATCTTCTTTCAAAGTGTTCTCATCTCTACCATGGGGATCTACTATCTGATAGGTGATGTTTTTGCTGCTTTTACTTGCTATAACAGTTAGGCCCATCATGCGTTCAAATAAACCTCTTAAGCCCATAGCAACAAAGTCATATGCTTTTATAAATTCCAAGTCACAAAGCTTAACGCTGGCCTCTGTATACACACATCCATATCGATATTCATTTTTTCGCCTAACAACTTCCCCGCATCGACCACAGTTAATTCGGCCTTTCATCGGGTTTCTTACAATGGCTTTGCTTTTCATCCTAGACCTTTTAGCTGAATTAACATATTCTTGGGCTTTATTAAACACATCCATCGATATAATCGCCGGATGACTATTTTCTATTAAATACTGATTTTCTAAAGAACCGCTATCCGTTATCTTTCCGGTAAGAAGATCTTTTTTTCTTGAATTTACAAGCTTGTTTCCTGTATATCCTATTGCATTGATGATTTTCCTAATTTGTGTGTTAGACCAGCGATCATTTCCTTTTTTCGTTTTAATCCCCCGTTGAATTAGTTCTCTGGTGATATCAGCATATGTGGCGCCACCAATAAACTGACTAAAAATCCACCTGACTACTTCCGCTTCTTCTTCGTTGATCTTCACCATGTCTTTACTACCAGGCACAACAATGTCATAACCATACATCTCATGAAAATAAGGACGCTCTTCAGTGAGGCGTTTCTGATAAGAAAACTTTACGAGGTTTGAAACCCCTTCCATAAAGTCCTGAGCCAAAGCTGCATGAGTTTCCAAAACCAGTGAACTTAGTCCCTTAGACACCTCCACCCCTTCACGTTCAAAATATATGGTCGTGCCGACTTCTTTTAGCTGTTGAATCACTTCTAATGTTTCTTTGGTATTTCTGGAAAATCTGGCTATGCTCTTGGTAAGAATCAGATCAATGCGGCCTTCTTTGGCATGCCTAAGCATTCGCTTAAATCCAGGCCGATGCTCAATCGTTCCACCAGATATTTGATTATCAATATACACTCCGACAAATTTCCAGTTTGGTTTATTGTAAATGTAATTACTGTAGTAGCTTACTTGATTTTCAAGAGATCTATAATTGGTGTTTCCTTTGCTAATTCTGCAGTAAGCTGCTACGCGAATGCCTTCTTTTTTACTGTTTAATGGACTTTGGTGCATCTCATCGAGGGGGTCCCAAAGGGTGTGCACCCACATGGCTTTATCTTTTTCATCCATAAAAAAACTCCTTTCCTTATATAAATGGTACTTGCTTGTAATGTTTGCATTGGTGCCAAACTATTGCAAGTACTATCTCTAAAGGATTAAGGAGTTATTTAATCAACGCTTTTTCTTTTGGTTAGTCTATAACATGGTCCTCCAAGTTTTCCACCGGTTTTTTCCCTCGTTTCCAGCCGTAGGCTTTTCTCTTGATCCCGCATTTAAAGATAAATTCCATCTTATAGTGATCATAAATCAGGCCCCGGTCCACCATCTCTCTAAACATTTTTCCATCGAAGGTCTCAAAATCTCTAAGGCTCTTCAAATGGTCTAGAAGAATATCCAGATTCTTTTTCATGAAGATGCTTTCTTCTTTATTTTTCTGTAGATTCTCTTGTTCTTGCTGGTAGATTTGTGACTCATAAATCAGGTTCCTAAGGGTCGCATCGTAGATTGGATCGTTGGTCATGCTCTCTCTCATGGACATTTCACTAATCTGGTCGCTGATTCGTTCAAGGGTCTCTTCAACTTCCTTTAGCCTCTCATTTTCTTCTTTGGAAAGACTGACTTCTTGAATCGCTGCCTCACCTTCAGCCCGAATCACATCGATTTCCTTTGTCATTTTTAAGAGCATTTCATTATAGGCCCGCTCAATTACCTCTTCCCATATATATTTAGAAGAGCATTTGTAATCAGCTTCTATTTTCATGGCCGACACTCTACACTGCCAAACCGTAAATTTATAGGGCACTCCATCTTTTTTTGATGAAAGGCGTCTTCGATGCACCGGAACCCCACATTCTCCACAAAACAGCATGTTAGAAAATGGGGCCTTGCTGCTATAGCAACTTCGGTACTTTCCATCAGGATCGTGACGCATCCTGCTTCTTCGTTCCAGTTCCTTTTGAGCGGTATTCCAATCTTCTTCCGAAACAATGGGTGGGTGATGGTTTCTTATGAAATATTGAGGCTTATGGTTTTTATTTCTCACCCGTTTATGGCTCAAAGGGTCCAGGGTAACGGATTTTTGGCAAAGGGCGTGGCCACAATACTTTTCATTTTTTATAAGCTTAAGAACCGCATCACTGGTCCATTTGGTATTTCCTCTAGCGGTTTTTCGCTTGTCCTTCGTGAGCCCTTTTGCGATTAAAGGGGTGCCTTTGCCGCCAAGAAATTCTTTGAAAATCCTTCTGACGGTTTTTGCTTCCTCTTCATTGATCACAAGATTCCCTTCTTCATCCTCATCATATCCCAGGAAGTAGGTTGTCGGTATATGGGGAATGCCTCGTGAAAATCTTTTCTGAACACCCCAGCTTACATTGGCGCTGATGGTCCGGCTTTCCTCCTCCATAACAGAAGCGATCACGACTAGAATCGTTTCAGACTGGGAGTCTAATGTATTGATCCCCTCTTTATCGAATATAATGCCCACCGGCTTATCCAGGTTCTTAAGCATTCGTACATAGGTCAAACAGTCGAGAGTGTTTCTTGCAAATCGGCTTATGGATTTGGTGATGATATAATCAAATTTCCCTTCCTTCGCATCTTTGATCATCTCGTTAAATCCAGTTCGGTATTTTGTGTTGGTCCCCGTCACACCTTCATCGCTATACACTTTATATAATTCCCAGTCTGGCTTCCTTTCAATGTATTCTTCAAAGTAGGAAACCTGCAGCTGATAACTCGATTGCTGTTCTTCTTCAAGGGTTGATACCCTAGCATAGGCAGCCACTCTGGTCTTTTGTTCTTCTTCTCCTTCGCCTCTTCTGGGAGTGTTCATATTGGCTGGTATCATCCGAACCCTTGGATTCAGGCCTGAAGAGTTCCTATTTTGCGCCATCATACAACCCTCCTTTCAGTTGACCTACGACGGTCTCTTCCCCATCAAGCCATTTGATGGTAAATAAAAAAGGTGACTCCACTTTGATGTGAATCACCCATGCTCTTATAAAAGAGATATCCAGTATTTGATTAATGGCTTTATCCGAACCCTTAAGGGCTTTTAACCTTTTTAGGGAAGCTTCTCTAAAATGATGATCTTTATCGAAGTCCTCCCAAAGCTTTGTTTTTACTGCTATTTTCTCTTCCACTTCCATTCTCTTTGCTTTAACTTTATCGGTGTCCTGGTTACTTAAAACCGCCTTGTTTTCAGCTATTAAGCGCTTTTCAAGCTCCACCCGCAGCAGGTTCTGTTCCCTTTCTCTCACTGCTTCAGCACTGGAAAGCTCTTTGATTAGCTGCTTAATAAGAAGCCCATCATTGATTCTTTTTTCGGTATCATATCTTTTCTCAAACCCTTCAACTAAAAGTGCCTCGATTTTTGCTTCTTCTATGGGCTTTGCCTTACAGAGAAGGTGGCTCTTACTGTTTGATGCGCATCTCCATCGAACGACTTTTGCTTTATTGCCAAACCGGTGGTAGTTTTTTCCGCAGCTAGAGCAAATAATACGACTGGAAAAAGGAGTTTTCTCATAAGCACCTTTTGGCGTGGCTTTGTTATTATCTGCCGCTATTTTTTCTTGAACCTTCTGAAATTCTTCTTTTGACACAATGCCCTCATGATGATCTTCCACATAATACTGAGGTTTATGACCTTTATTGATCACCGTCTTATGGGTTCTAAAATCCAGGGTGCAGGTCTTTCTGCTAAGAGCATCTCCTGTGTACCTTTCATTGGTTAAAATGCTTCGGATATTCGCGCTGTCCCAGTCAATTTCTCCTGACCTTTTTTTATAGCCGCTTCTGATGAAGTGTCGGGCTATTTCCGCCATGTTACTCCCTTTAAGGAAAAGGGAGTAGGCTTCCCTTACAATTCTTGCTTCACTTTCTACAATGGCCCATTCTTTATCCTTCGTGATTTGATAGCCAAATAATTGACCAGCCATCACTTCGCCTCTTTCAAATCTTTTCCTGAGAGCCCATTCAATGTTCTCCGATGTGCTTCGGCTTTCTTCTTCAGCAAATGTGGCTAATATTTTAATGAGTAGTGAGCTGCTCACATTCTTAGTATTAAGCCTTTCTTTTTCAAAAATAACCTGGATATCCTTTTCCGTAAGCTGTCTTACAATATCCAATGTGTCGACGACATTTCTTGCAAAGCGTGAAATCGACTTGCAAATAATGATGTCTATCTCTCCATTCATTGCTTTTCGAATCATTCGATTAAAACCAATTCGTTTGGTCATATCGGTTCCAGACTTTCCTTTATCCGAGTAAACGCCTGCATAAATCCACTCAGGCTTGGATCGGATGTAATTGGTGTAATGAATGATTTGATTCTCAAGGGAGCCTAGACGCAGTTCTTCTTCACTGCTCACTCTGCAGTAACAAGCTACCTTAGGTTTGACCGTCTCTTTTAGAGGGTTGAAATCATTTAACACAGGTCCTGCATTGATGACGGATACCGATGGTTTTTGTATTTCTGTTATCTGGCTTTGCTGAAAGCTCATGTAATTCTCCTCCTTTCTTTTTATCCCTTGACTCGCATCATGTTGCGTCATTTATAAAGAGCCAAAGAGAAAAAATAATAATGCCAAAACCCCTTCATATCAGTGCTTTAGGGAATTTTGCGTACTACATATATCACTCAGAACGCCATGATACGAGAAGGATTACTCAGGCACATTTTGTACATATATATTTGATTTATCTTTCCAGACCACAACATATAGTAGCTCTATTCACTATGAGGAAAGGCTAACTTGGAAAAAGGCAAAAAAATAAAGCCCACCACAACGTGATGAGCTGAAAACTTGATTCCTCTATGTACTCTTTAAGCGCTTTTATTTTTACGTGCTAATTATATCAATAATTCTAAAATACTCCTGCAAGGTCTATCTAAAACAATTTTCTTCTATTATATATATATGTATTTCAATTTCAAGTTCCTTCTATTAATATATGTGTTTTCTCATATCCACTTTTTAATCGATGATTTTAACGAATCAAACTTTAATTACTATAAATACTTCTATTTCATACCGATTTTTCTTCGGCTTGAAAAAAATCCACGTTTTATTTTGCCCTGTAAGCGTTTTAAATTAAAATTTCGACCCACAGTTCCACAATTAATAAAAGTGCCACAAATCGGCTATAAATGAATTCTAAATTAAAGCGGCCAAAACAAGCTCTGGAGACTACTGTTTTTAACCTGAATCCTTTGTAATTACATAATATTTTCAGAATATTCGCATATTTGACAAGTGTATACAACTGCATTATAATTCGAACTAAGTTCGAATTACGCTCCTCTTAGGTAATTGGCCCTTAATAAATAAAGAAGTTCGTAGCTCTATCCAAAACCGGATGGAGCTTTTTATTTTTGAGATTCTACCCCAAAAAAATATGCTAAAAACCATTATTAAGTCTTTAGCATTTATTTCTATTCAATTTATATATCTTTAATATCATACCAATTCAACGGGAACCCCATCTCTTCAAGTACGTCTTTGATACTTATCGTCTTTAGCCTCCCGGACAAGTTAGCTATTTCAGATTTCACAAGTTCTGCGAATTTGCCAAATGTGTCTTCATGCAAAATAAGTTTACTTATTATCATAATTGAAAACAAATCGTTCTTCCCATATATTGGATTATTGCTTTTATCTTTAGGTATGTTTAGTTTATAATGAATATCATTTGTTTTTATCATGTTTGGCTTTGTATCATTTTTCAAAGCTTTAAGATTATAAAACCTCTCATCATGAGCACACGCATTTCTGTATATAGTGAGAACAAATAATATCTTTGTCATCTCATCGGGCCTTAAGTTAAATTTTCGTCCCACATCATTTTGATCTTTCTGTTTTAAGTAACTATAAAAAACACTTATTGTACCTAATGTAAGTGAATTCACCAACACCCATAAAGGTACATAACCATAGGTTAGCATGTTGTGAGAAATCATAGGATTATTTTTCGAGAGTTGCCTAGAAATATCTCTTTGCATATTTGCTATTAAGCTTGCAACTTCCCCAATCTTTTGAGCAGCAGTCTTTTTTTCCCAAGGCTTAACTGAAATATCAAAATTGGATATCTTTAAATAATTATCATGCCCATACTTTTTAGAAAAATCATGAGAAAGCACTGCTTTTACATTGTTTTCGATTTCTAATATATATTTAATGAATATGTTTTTCAACTCTCGATCAAATAGGTAAAGACTATATAATTCATTGAAATCAGCACCATCCTTGTACTTTTCATCAGGTCCTGTGTAAGTCTTATCAATGAAAAGCTCTTTATAGCCATTGATTACATTATAGTAGTTCTCCTTTTCAAGAACACCTTTAACCCCAGGGTCCGATACATTCAGTCCTCTAGAGTCTAATTTCTTAATCTGATCTTCAATTGTTGAAAATAACTTATCCATATTATCACCCAAAATAAAAACCCCGGGCCCGTAGGTCACCGGAGTATGATCATTAATATTTTATGCGAACACTACTTTTACTATACATTAATTATACTACGGTTTGATTGATTTGTCAAAACCCTTGATTAATGGAGTCTTTTGTGTTCATAAATAACTATACATTATTAAACTATTTTCGTCAATATGAAATTCTAATCAACACTAATCAATGGGATTTTATTGTTTCTTCTTTTCTTATTAGTTATCTCTAGAGTCCTTGCAATATGCGGATATAATTCTAGCTTGGCTCCGTTTGTTTGAAATAAAAAGAAACCCACCAAGTAGCTTGATCATCGTAATCTGGCGACTCAGTGGGTTTCAATTTTATTTTGTTTTCATCGGTAGCTTCCAATGTTGCTTACGATTGTCTTTTGCGATCCACTTAATCCCAATACTCAGTTTATATTCAATCACACCATCCGGGAGGAAAGTACCCGATTCTACCAACCTTGAAAAAACATCACCTCTAAATGAAACCCTTTCCTTCTTAGGATTAAAAGCCTCTAAAGTCAATAGTTCTTTTCTTAACCATTTCAGTTCTTCTTTTATATCCTTCACCTTTTCCTGACGTTCTTCAAAGTCTCGGATCTTACCATGCAGTTCCATGATATAATCTGTAATGATTTTGATTGCTTCAGTATCTTCTCCATGTTTCTTACCCTCTTCTACCGTAGCATAAAGGTTCTGGTAGCAGTTTTCAATTTCTGTTTCAAGCCACTCAAGCTGTTTTATTTCATATGGCTTTAAACCGATATCCTCTAAAGCTTCGTTTACCAATTCCGATAGCCTCTTTGGTTCCTTCATCTCCTGGAGCATTACCATAAAAGTGTGCTCTATATTTTCTTCACGAATTCCCTTCACACTGCAAGGTTCTGTATGATTCTTCTTAACTGCTGCTCTACAACGCCAATAATGTTTTTCTCCTCCACTTAGACTTTTCACATGAATAACCGGGCAGCCACAGTTCCCACAAACAAACACTTTAAAAAATTCTTTTCTATGATGGGGATGTCTTTTTTTACGCTGATCGATTTTGGCTTCAATATGATTTTCTTGAATTAATTTTTCAACCTCATCCCACTTTTCCTTTTCAATAATAGCTGGATGATTGCTTTCTACATAATACATGGGAAGTTCACCATTATTCTTCACTCTACTTCCTGAGATTGTATCGCTTGTGTACATTTTCTGATACAACAAATCCCCTTTATACGCTTGATTGTTGAGAATCTTAAGCACTGTAGTTTGCCCCCAGGTTTTATTATTCCTAGGACTTAGAATTCCATCACGAGTTAGTTCATTTGATATTTTAAGCATGCTTTCTCCCGCTAGATAATCATTGTAAATCCTTCTAATGACCTTCGCCTTATCTTCATCAATCTCCCAGCTTCCATCATTTTGTGAAGTATATCCATATGGCAGCACAGAGACTTTAACTAAACCACGCTCCGCTACTTTCCTTCTTGCCCACGATATATTCTCTCCTAAACTCCTTGATTCTTCTTGAGCAAGAGCACTATAAACTGTTAACAAAATTTCTCCATCTTTCTCAGCAGTATCGATTTCTTCCTTCTCACCTCGAATCTAAAAGGATAAAAAGGAAACCCAATACACAGAAGAATGTCAATAAAAAGGTGATTTTGGACAAAAAAAGAAACCCACCACAACGAATGTGATGAGTTGAACTTTGGTTTCTGTATATACTCGTAGAGCAATTTATAAGATGTGTTTTATAAAATTAATACTATCCATACACAAAATCAGCAAATTTAAAAAGGTCTTTTCAAAAAACGAGCCTTCAGTTTGCCCTATAACGGCTTTTTTTAGAAATTAGGTCCTGTAGTTCGTCTTTAAGCTTTATCCCCTAAAATCGCTTATAAACCTATTTTTTAAAGAAAAGCAGCAAACCCACCAAGATTCAGTCTAAGTTCGGGACTTTACCGATCCTAGATACCTTCTTGGCGGGTTACTTTTGCTAAGCAAAATAAAAAGCCCACCACATTGTGATGAGCTAAACTTTTTTAATGGATTGAAAGCTTTTCTGCATAAGAAAAGGGAATTGTACAATTCCTACCTGTGCATTTATATGCATCTTCATCATGCATTTTATCTATAATCTCCTGGGAGTTTAAATGCCCAACTTCTGCTATAACTGTATCCAATATTTCAATTTCCTCAGGAGTTAGTTCTTTGATTTGAAAACCTTCCACCGGGTAAAACTTATAGCCCATACGATCTAAATCATATAGAACTGTTTCAAATTCCACGCCATCCAAATCTAAAATCTGTTCATATCCTTCTGGTACTGCACCCATAGGTAAAGCGTTATACACTAGGCCAGTTATAGATTTTCCTCTTCTTTTATAGCTAACACTATCTCCATACCATAGCATCTTCATTAACTTTACTTTGTGAAGACTGGAAACTTTTGAAGCGTAATAATTAATGATTTCTATCACTTTATTCAAATTCAATTCTACCCCACCGGTTATAATGTCATCAACAAAATCAGCATATAGGGCTTGAATCGAATCCATCAAGTAACGATTTTTCATTCTTCTGAACTCTGTGCTTGCTGATTTATGATATTTGTCATAGGCTTTATCGGAGATTTTACCTTTAGCTCTAGTTAACATTTGTAGAAACCATTTAGGATCTGAATCGATTTTTCTTAGTACATCGTCATGAGCACGATCCTGGACTTGATGGTTTTCATATCTTGTAATTGTAGCTCTTCCCCAGTCTAGGATTTCTGAAAAGTCCTTTTGACTTACTTCATACTTGTCTCTAATCCTAATGATTTCTTGAGAGGTTAATAGACCTACTTTTTCTCTATAAGCATCTTTCATCGCTAGGCTATTAGCCTTGATCATATCTTCTGTTTCAAGATATTCATCTGCATGAGCACAATACTCATATGTTGCATCAAAGGATACTTCTTCACCTTTAAACTCTTCTATATCCTCTAGGATAACTGTTTGCACTTCATGCTCTTCCATACAGATGAGACATAATTTCTTTTCTTTTTTAATTGTTTTCATTTTTCTCACCTCAAACTTTCTTATATGGAAAGTCACTTTCTTTGAAATCCCACTCAGAGTAGTGGAATGACATCACCATTATAAAACTATCTCCGCTAGCATGGGCAATACTAACCAATTCTACTCGTATCTTAATATATACGTCATCTCCTGAATATTGTTTCCCAAAGACTCTCATTTCACTCCGTTTGGGAAATCTTGTATCCTTCACTGTTTCAATGTATTCCTCAACAGTAAGAAGTGACAACTCCCTTTTTAATGCTTCAACCTCATCTTCATCAGGAAATAATTGTCCCATAGTATATCTATTTGTATATTTCTTATTACGGCCCTGATCAACATTTCTGTCTTTTTGAAAATTAATGGTCACAGAACCACTCTTGATTGCATATTTTAATCTATCTATATAGGTCTGAACTTCTAGTTTGGATTCTTTTCTTTTAACTTCTGTTATCTTGCTCATCTTTATTATAACACTCCCCATGGTCAAGGTCAATAATTTTGGTATCAATTGATTCCAAAAATTTAATTTTAAAATCTCCTAACTTATATTGTATACCATATAACCCTATCTTTCTACATAGAATTACATTTTTATCAATGGTTAATGCTGTTGTATCAACATTTTAAGGCATTTCTATTTTGCTTTCAATTTTATTTATAAATAAAAAATAACCCACCAAGTAGCTTGATTACTCCTATCAGGCAACTCAGTGGGTTTCATTATGTTTTTTTAATTTTGTCTTGTTTTTCTTTATTTTTAAAGAATACTGTTCCATTTATAAAAAAGCATTACTACTTTTTTACTGAATAATATTTCTGAAGTCTGCTACTCGGTTGATCCGGCAATGTTTGTTTTAAAACCCCTTTTTCCATTAATGGGATTACAATAGCCCTTTTGAAAGTATCATTGTTGACATACTTTGGTAGATACTCTTTCATTTCAGTTAAGGATTTGGGTTCTCTGCAAAATTTCAACAAATCTCTTACCTCCGGTCCATTTAAAAAGGCTTCTTTTTCAGTAGCTCGTTTTGCCGCTCTTTTTATTCTTATCTGTTCCTGGAAAGATCTATAGTTTATAGGAACTTCCCATTCAAAGCCAGAAATAAATTGATAGGTAATTTGACCATCTTCTAAAACGATTCCTTTTTCAATAAACCGCTCAAACAACTCTAACTGAAATTCAAGTGTATATTGGTAATACCCAAGAGGATCTTTTCTTTTGTCTTTTAAACCTTCTAAAGCCTTTCTAAGACTTATTATTTCCACTTCTATCGCTTCTAACTGTTCTTCTATCTCTGTATAATTTGAAAGCTCTGCTCTTATCTTCATTATTTCATCAGTCAAATAATCAACAAGTTTTGCATCTTTACCATTTTTACCAAGTTCATTTTCCACCGCTTGATATAACCGCATATTGAGTTTTTCCTTTTCTTCCTTCAGCTCATCTCTTTGTTTTTCTTCTTCTGGCTTAATCCTTAAGTTCTCCATAAAAGAACGAATATAATCATCAAATGCTGGATTAAACTTAATATCCAATAAAAGCTGAGAGAAGTTTTCTTCAATGTATTCTTGTCTCATATATGGTACATCGCAGTATCCTTTTAATGCTTGATGACAACGCCACCATCTCATTTCGTAACTTTTCCTCTCTCTTCTGATAGCCCTAACATAGCCTACTACACTGCCACATTTGCTGCAATATAACTTTTTATTGAAAGCTTCATTCTTACCCCCATCCTCTGGATACTCCTGAATATTTTCCTTCCGTCTTTTTTCAGATTCGTCTATTATATTTTGTACTCTGTCCCATTGAGCAGAATCTATTATCCCCTCATGATGATTCTCAATAAAATACATGGGTAGCTCCCCTGTATTCTTCACCCGCTCATTCGCTAATGTAAACCCCGTATGGTATCTTTGATAGATGTAATTACCACGATATATTTCTGAAGTTAATATCCTTTTAATGGTAGTCTCATGCCATCTTTTTTTTCTATCAGGAGTAGGGATATTCTTTGAGATTAATAAATCTTTAACCCTAGAAATTCGCTTTTCTGCTTCATATTCATTGTATATCAACCGCACTATCTCTGCTTCCTCTTCGTTAATCAACCACTCTTTGTTTTTTCCATACTGAAAGCCATATCCAATCTTTCCCGGGTTTACAATGCCCCTCTGCGCTAGGCTTCTTTTACCCCAAGCAATAGCTTCTCCTATATTAACACTTTCTTCTTGACTAAGAGCAGATAATAGACTGATAAGCACATTACTCTTATCATCAAGGCTCCGCAGATTTTCACGCTCGAACCAAACATCGACTTGTGGATCTAGGCTCTTCAACATGTTTAAATAGGTTAATGTATCGACAGTATTTCTGGCAAATCGAGACAGTGATTTTGTAATAATCAAGTCCACTTTTCCCGCTTTACAATCTTCCATCAAGCGCTTGAACTCAGGCCTTCTTTCAGTTGTTCTTCCACTTTTACCATCATCTATATAGATATCGGCTAAGATGTAGCGTGGGTCCTTGAGGATAAGGTACAGATAATATGAATATTGAGTCTTGATACTTGTTTTTTGCTGCTCAAGTTCTGTTGAAACTCGTACATATGCAGCTACTTTTAATTTCTTTTCTCTTACAACAGGTACACTCGTCCGCATCACCACAGAATTGCTTAATTGCTTTTGAATATTTTTAACCATCAAATTTGGTTCAAGTTTTCTTTCTGCTAGCATCTTCCTGTCCTCCTCGTCTACGCTATTTTGATTACCACCTTTCTCCGAGGTGATTTGGATATTTTTCATTACCTCAATTTCATGGTCTTTTTGAACCAATAACTCCCCTTTAGGTTGTAACTCTGGAAGTGGCTCTTTAGTATTTGGTTTTATGGATATACATTTACCTACTTCTGTCTCTTTACCATCAATCCAATAAATTTTGTAATCTTCTTTTGAGTAAATGACCACCCTAATGATCCAAGCCCTCATATATTCAATAGTGGCCCACTCTTCAAATTCATCAAAGCTTTTAATATTCTCAAGCCACTTTATGGAACCAAGCCGAAACTTCCTATCATCTTCAATTTCTACAAGTTGCTTCTCAAATTTCTCATAATCTCTTTCCATCTGACTAATGGCTTCATCTGTAAACTTAATACCTTTCAACCTTTTAGCCAATTGAATCTGAGTCAAGGCCTTAAGGCGATGAAACTCAAAGTAGTCATTCTGGTTTATTCTAATCAACATTCTCTGAAGAATTTTTATAATCTTATTATCTTTCACATCAAACCGTTCCTTAAATGCCCCAAGCATAAATGTAGACATGGCATCTTCTCTAATCGTTGGTGTTGCGCAGAGGGCTTTGTCTGTTGCTGCAGTAAAACACCTAAAATAGTCCCAAGATCTGTTGCTACTTCTTCTTAAGCTACGATTGCAATTCCCACAACTAACACGGTTTAGTAAAGGATTCTCTCTGTGAGTTTTGGGATGCGAACCTTTCTTTTTAGTTGATCTTTTTTCTTGAACCAACTCATATACTTCTTTTCCGATAATCGGCGGGTGATGATTTTCAATCAAATATTGGTCCCTAATACCTTCCGATGAACGTATTTTATTACTCATCAGATCTCTTGTATTTTTTCTAGCTTTTACATCTCCGGTATAAGAAATATTGGACAAAATTGAATCAACTGTTTGTGACCCCCACAGTTCCTTGCCAAAATAGGTCCTGATTCTTCTCCTGGTTAACTCAGCCGCAATAGCTTTGCAGCCCATCCCATCAAGATACAATTGATAAATCTGTCTAACAACGTGGGCCCGCTCTTCGTTGATTGTAATAATTGTCTCAATACCAACTTTTGTTTTATCATAGCCGTATGTGTGCCCGATATTAACCTTGCCCTTCATTATTCTTTTTTCATGACCCCATTCTATAGCCTGAGAAGTAGCCTCAAGCTCTCCTTGGGCAATGCTGGCATAGGTTTTAAGAAGATATGTGGTATCGCTTCTGGTGCTTGTAATATTTTCCGCTTCAAAATAGACAGTGACCTTTAGTTCCTTGAGTCTTTCTATGACTTCAATTAACTCCTGCGTGTTCCTTGAAAAACGGGATACATTTTTGACGAGAATCAGATCAATCCTATGTTCTTCACAGTGTCTGAGCATCCGAGTGAATCCACGTCTTAATGAAGCTTTTCTTCCTGTAACTAGATCATCAAAATAAATACCAACAAAGGTCCAATTGTCCCTGCTATTTATCACATGGGTGTAGTGGCTTACTTGACTTTCCAATGAATGGGACATTCCCCGTGAATCAAGACTCACCCTACAATAGGCTGCTACTTTGATTCCTTCACGTTTGCTATAAAGCGGACTATCATCTATCTTTTTTAAAGGATCCCATAACTTATTGATCCACAAGCTTTTATCTATTTGGTCCATTTAAAAACTCCTTTCCCTTTAAAAATTGTACTTGGTTCTAATGTTTGCATGGGCGCAAAACTATTGCAAGTACTATCTTCATAAGGCAAAGAAGTAATGTTTTAATTAATCGATTTTAATATAACTTTTTTTCAATGAACGCTACTCGTTCTTCCCACGTCTCCATCCGTGAGCCATTCTTTTAACTCCACATTTAAAAATAAATTCAATCTCATAACCTTTATGGAGAATGCCTCTTTCAACAAGCTTTTTAAATTCAGTGGCATCAAAGGTTTCAAAGCTACTTTGGTTTTCAAGATATGTTATTAAGGCTTCTAAATTCTGCCTCATATAGATTTCTTCGTCCTGGCTTTTGACAAGTGCTTCATGTTCCTGCTGGTAGATTTGGGATTCATAAATCATATTTCTAAGAGTTGCATCATAGATTGGGTCATTGGTAATACTTTCTCTCATGGCCATTTCACTTATGCGGTCGTTAATTCTATCGATAATTTCTTCAAGTTCTTTGAGCCTTTCTTTTTCATCATATGTTAAACTTACATCCTCAATGGCTTCCTCTCCCTCAGCTTTTATAAGGTCAATTTCCTCCGTCATTTTTAGAAGCATTTTGTTATATGCTGCTTCTATAACCTCTTCCCAAACATACTTTGAACGGCAGTCAAAGTCAGCTTCTACTTTTTGGGCCGCCAGTCTGCAGTGCCAAACGGTGAACTTGTAGGGTTTACCATCTTTCTTTGATGTAATTCGCCTTCTATGAACCGGCATTCCACACCCCCCGCAGTAAAGCATATTTGAAAATGGTGCCTTTCCACTATAGGTTCTATGGTATTTTCCATCAGGATCGTGCTTCATTTTACCTCTTCTATCCAGTTCCTTTTGTACATAATTCCAATCTTCTTCAGAAATAATCGCAGGATGATTGTTCCGTATAAAGTACTGCGGTTTATGGTTTTTATTTCTTACTCGCTTATGGGTTAAAGGGTCAAGGGTCACTGACTTCTGACAAAGTGCATGACCACAGAATTTTTCATTTCGAAGTATTTTCAAAACGGAATCACTGGTCCATTTGGTATTATCCCTTGCAGTTTTTACTTTGTCTTTTGTTAAGCCCTTTGCTATTTGCACCGACCCTTTTCCAGAGATAAACTCTTGAAAGATTCGCCTTACGGTTTTTGCTTCTTCTTCATTTATAATAAGATTTCCTTCTTCGTCCTCGTCATAGCCTAAGAAGTAGGTTGTTGGAATATGAGGTATTCCTTGAGAAAACCTCTTTTGGACACCCCAGCTAACATTAGCACTTATTGTACGGGACTCTTCCTCAGCTATGCTAGAAATTATTGTGAGTAGGACTTCAGATTTTGAGTCAAGGCTGTCGATGCCTTCACGATCGAAAATCACCCCGACCCTCTTATCCAGACTTTTAAGCATCCTCACATAGGTTAAACAATCCAGGGTATTTCTTGCAAATCGGCTGATGGATTTTGTGATGATGTAATCAAATTTTCCTTCCTTGGCATCTTGTATCATTTGATTAAATCCAGTTCTGTATTTCGTATTGGTTCCAGTAACACCTTCATCGCTGTAGACCTTATAAAGCTCCCAGCCTTCTCGTTTCTCAATGTATTCTTTAAAGTAAGAAACCTGTAGCTTGTAACTGGACTGTTGTTCCTCTTCATGGGTGGATACCCTGGCATAGGCTGCTACTTTGATTTTTCGCTCTTCATTTCTTCTATAATCAGGGTTATTCATATTTGCAGGGATTACCCTAACCCGAGGATTCATCGTCGATATGTTTCTACTTCCTTCCATCCTGATAACCTCCCCTAAACCTTCCGACTACCGTCTCCTTCCCGTCAATCCATTTGATGGTAAATAAAAAAGGTGACTCCACTTTGATGTGAATCACCCACGCTCTCATAAAAGAGATGTCTAGTATTTGATTAATTGCTTTATCAGAACCTTTTAATTCTTTTAATCGGTTTAGCGAAGATTCCCTAAATTCATAGTCCTTATCGAAGTCTTCCCATAGCTTAGCTTTTTTTGCGATTTCTTTTTCAATTTCTTGTCGCTTTTCTTTTAACGCCTCAGTATCATGATTTTGAAGAATAGCCTTATTCTCTGCTATCAAGCACTTTTCAAGTTCAACTCGCAGTAGGTTTTGCTCTCGTTCCCTTACAGCTTCAGCACTGGATAATTCTTTCGTCAGCTGCTTAATCAATAATCCATCGTTGGTTCTTTGATTGATGCTGTAGCGCTTTTCAAAACCTTCCTTTAGCAGCTTTTCAATTTCATTTTCCTCAATAGGGTCTGCTTCACAAAGTAGCTCGCTTTTTTTATTGGATGAACATCGCCACATTGTTTTCTCTAGGTTTTTACCGAAGCGATGAAAGTTCTTTCCGCAATGAGTACATATTACTCTGCTAGTAAATGGTGTTTTTTCATACTCACTCCTGTTAAATTCAGATTTATTAACCCTTAATATTTCTTGAACCTTTTCATAGTCTTCTTTTGAAACGATGCCTTCATGATGGCCTTCTATATAATACTGAGGTTTATGACCTTTATTGATAGCTGTCTTATGGGTTCTAAAATCCAGTGTACAGGTCTTTCTGCTAAGGGCATCACCAGCATATCTTTCATTAGTCAACATGCTTCTGATGTTATTGTTATCCCAGTCAATCTCACCCGAACGCTTCTTATATCCTCTTCTAATAAAATGTCTTGCGATCTCTGTCATGTTATACCCACTAAGAAAAAGGTCATAAGCTTCTCTTACAATCTGAGCTTCTTTTTCAATAATGGTCCATTCTTTATCCTTGTTGACCTCATACCCAAAGAGCTGCCCCGCAACAACTTCACCCCTCTCGAATCGCTTTGTATAGGCCCAATCAATATTCTCCGATGTAGCTCGGCTTTCTTCTTCAGCGAAAGTTGCAAGGATTTTTATTAGCAGTGAACTGGTCATGTCTTTGGTGTTCAATCTCTCCTTTTCGAAGATTACGTGAACACCCTTTTCTGTAAGCTGTCTCACAATATCCATTGTGTCCACAACATTCCGTGCAAATCTAGATATGGATTTGCAGATAATCAGGTCAATCTCTCCATTCAGGGCATTTCTAATCATCCGATTAAAACCAATTCGTTTGGTCATATCTGTTCCAGACTTACCTTTATCGGAATAAACTCCTGCGTAAATCCATTCAGGATTAGATCTGATATAGTTGGTGTAATGAATGATTTGATTTTCAAGGGAGCCTAATCGAATCTCTTCTTCACTGCTGACCCTACAGTAACAGGCCACTTTGGGTTTAACTGCTTCTCTTTGAAGTCTAAAATCATTTAATCCTAGTCCTGCATTTATTACTGATACCACTGAGTTTTGCAGAGGTATCTCTCTAACTCTTTGCTGATTCATTCTTTTTTCCTCCTTCCCTTTTTATCCCTTAACTCGTGTCATGTTCTTCAAGTTATTTAGTGCAAAGGATAAAAATAATAATCCTCAAAACCTTGTTGTTTCAAAGGTTTCAAGTTTTGTGCGTATTACATATATCACTCAGAAGCGAGTATTTATCAAGTCATTTCTACTATATATAGGGATAAAAATAAGCCGATGCTAAGGGGATAACACCGGCTCTAAATTTAAAAATTTTATCTTAATCGTATTTCATATAGGCATCAAATCCAGCCTTTTTAAGGCACTCCATTAACGCCTTAGCATTCTCTTTTTTACTAAAGGCACCTACCTGGACCCGATAGAATTTTTGAGTAGTTTTCGTTTCAGGCTTAGGCTCTACCTCTACACCTTTACTCACCAGATCTAAAATGTCTTTATCTGCCCAGGTCATAATGCCATCTTTTTCATCCATGTTACTTTTAAGAATGGTCCTACCTAAGAGAACACATTCTTTTCCACCTTTAATAACCGGCCTATTGCCAGACTTATCTTGAGTGATTAAATGATAGTTCCATTTAACCCAATTTGGAATAATAGGCCCATTTGGATAATAGCGTTTAGCTGAGGCTTTAATTTCTACAATATCTCCAGCTTCTAGATCATCTTCACTATCAATAGAAATACCTGTTGTAAGACCTTTCTTTACTGCAGCCCTAAAGGTATCCATACTCTCACCATGCTTTGGAAACCAGTGCATGGGGTCTGCATGGTTACTGGCTATACCCTGTCTATGACCTTCAGCGTGACCTATGATATCCTTCTCCGTCAGACCATATTCCTTACAAAGAAAAACACATAAGTCTACTGCATTTTTCCAGGCAGCTCTAAAGTAGGCTTCATTCTTTTTTGCATCATAGTTCACCATAGTGGATCCTTGATAGGAGTGTCCTCTCGGCTCGCAGATTTCAATCCCTATATGACTATTATTGGCAGCGCCACCTGCATGCCACCCTCTGTGGTTCCAAGGCAGGTACTGCCATATTTCTTTATCGTCTAAAAAGGCATGGACACAAACCTGCCTGTTAATCTCTCCGGCTCTAAAGGACTTATTCCACCTACTAAACCAAGCACCTGCCATTACTCCGGGCGTGGCTGTGGAGTGGATCATAATACCTTTTGGTGTGATCTTACGATTTGCTGTATAGCAGTCATTTCTGGTCATGAATTTGGTTTTTAGATTCACATTAATCCCTCTCTTTCTTAAATTTTGGGTACAAAAAAAGACACCTCCATTGAAGTGCCTTAAAAAGTAGATATTCTATTTATTTTAATGTAAATGCAAATTTGAACTCGTCCTTTTGGTGCGTATTTTAAATTTATTTACGAACAAAAAAGACGCATCTCATATATTTTTATCCAAGTAGCTTAAATAAGTCCTTGTTATCTATTCCCATCCTTATCCCCTCCACTTTTTAGTTGTTCTAAGACATCTACCAGTTTCTTAGGTATAGGCAGCCCAAGCCTTGTGGCATTTTCAATGATGCTGATTCCTTCATTGGACATATAAAAGAAAATAACTGCAGTTCGAATGGCACTGCCATCACCTATGATATTTTGGTCGATGATATGGGCCACTCCTACTAAAGAAAAAATCACCACTTTCTTAAAAATTCCTCTAGCACCTACATCGCTGGATAGATGTTTTTCAATGATGGCACACATGACTCCTAAGATGTAGTCAATGACAACGAAAGCTATTAAAGCATATAAAAACCCATCGTAACCTCCAAGAAACCAGCCCAGCCATCCGCCGATGGCAGCAAATATTATCTGAACAACATTCCAAATCTCTCTCATGTTCTTTCCCTCACTTTCATAAAAGTTTTATCTATTAAAAAAACGCCCGGTGAAGGACGTCATATCATTCTCTTAAGTTGTTGTATTTAGTAAGGAGCGTAATAGACAAACCCGTTCCCCTTCACGTAGAAGCCATCTCCCGGCACATAAATAGCACCACCAAACATATTACCGTGGGGTGTTAGAGCAAAGCCTGGCTGCTCTACCCCCTCCCAATAAATCCCGTCTGCTGAAGCATAAAGCATATTTTGAGTAAAGAGAGCATATTTTCCCCAGTCCTTCATCCATACTATATTTTGAGGATTTGGCGCTCTGTTATCTGCCAAATCTCCATAGTGGGATAGGTTAGTTTCAATCAGCTGGGTGGCGCTATCGTTTAGGACACATAGATTCACACTAAAATTCCCTGGAGATCCATGGTATCTAAACCGGTGAACAAAGAGTTTGTTATTAACAGAGCGAATGTACATATAGCGATGGTCCAGTGGATCTTCTGGAATAGTTGTAGTCCATGCCCAAGGAGAAGCAGAGCTTGCTACAGCGATAGATTTATCTCCTCCAACCACCCCTACAAAGGTTCCTTTATGGGCAGTCATATACTTAAAAATCGGTACAGAATTTCCATCAGAGCCTGTAAGAGTCCACTCAGTTCTTTCCGTAAGGGAATCGAAGCTGTAATACACAGGAGACTTATACCACCACCAGCTTACAACCCCTACATTCCTTGTAATGTCGTAAGCCCCTGTTTCCATATGGTTTTGGGCACCTCTACAAAATCCTGCATTATGCCAGGTGATACCGTCAAAGGAAGCGATGATATTAGCAAGGCCTACGATTCTAGCTAAAAACACACCATCTCCTGCCCATAGGATTTCTGGTATTCCATGATTCCACCAAGGTACATCAACGATTGTCCACTGGTCCGTTTGATGGTTAAAGTATGACATTCTGGGGTTCTGTGCTCTATAAACTGCTATTTGGGCTTGGCCATTATCAAAGACATCAATCCTTGTAGCACTGCCGGTTTGAGGGTAGCCAAAATGATGATAATAGCGTTTTTCCCACTTTAATGTTGGGATAGGAAGAATAAGATTTCCCCTACCGCCAAAGGCTGTCCATATGGCCAGTGTATTATTAAATCTTTCATGATAGGTCACTTTACTCCCCCTCCCACACCTTTTCTATTGCTGTAATTCTGCCACTACTATCTGTGGTAAAGTTGTATCTTGCTTTTTTCCCATCAGCGTAAACAATATCGAAACTTGTCATATCCACTATCAGAGTGGATACTTCTTTTAATAAAAGCTCTGAAAATATTCCTTCGAGAGTGATACTGGTCATACGCCCTGAGTCGTCTAAGGTAAAGCTATAATCTGCATGATACTGATGGGTGCTGCCTCTTTCTACTTCATAGGTAACATGAATCATATTTTCTTCTATTCGGATGTTTTTTACGATGGTATAAGAGACTCCCAAATCATCTAGCTGAGTCCTAATACCACCAATAGATTCATCCACCTCTTGAAAGTTTTCATCGACATTTTCCTTAAATTCCTCAATGTATTGGTCCAGTGTATAAAGAGGTTTACCTAGCTCCACTTTGGTATTTTGAGACCTTAAGATATCCTTTTCTATGGAGATCACTTTAATTTTAAAATCTACTCCAAGTAGCTTATGCTTTACGGTTACCGTATCTCCAATAGAAACCTTTAAAAGTGGTTTATATTCTTCATACTCCTTGGTGTGTTCAAGCTGGATAAAATCCACTTGATAGTTAACTGCAAAGCCTGCATGTTCATAAAGATAATTCTCCGCCATTTGTCTTAGGGTTTCTTCATCCTTAGCTTCTTTAAAGTCCACCCTTTTAATCAGTTTAAAATCCGGATAATCTGCTCCTGACCACTGGGCATTAATAAGATATTTTTCTGGTAGTGTTAAGCCTTCTGCCCCGACAGGATAAATCCCCGTTAGAACCTCATCGGCACTAAGCTTCTCGTTAATTCCGGTGATATTCTTTCCATAAGCTACAGTGACCCCTTTATCATTTAAGTGTCTTCCATTAATCTTTATATGAAAATTATCTCTGAAAAGCTCCCCCTTCCACCTATTGGCCACCATAAACATGGCCTGAGAAGCGGACCTTCTAATAAAATACTGGGTGTTTAATGTTTCAATATCACTTTCAATGGTATAGACATCTGTTAAGCCTGCTTCATCTAAAACCATCTCCATAGCATCAATAGCCTTTTTATCTACGGCTCTTCGATCTTCAATGAAATAATGATTGAGATCATAAAAGATATGTCTTCCACTAACCCTTAGAAGGTTACTAGGTGTATCTTTTTCCACATGATAAATCCTAAAAAGCTGCCCATCTGCTTTGATAATATTAAAAGGTTTTAGATATTTTTTCTTCTCTAAATGCAGGGGATAAGAGAGCTTGATTTCATAAATTCCGTTTAGCTTTTCTAGGGTTTTACACTCTGAGCACTTATCTAAAACACCTAGGCCATTGGTTGAGAAGTTACTTTCCTTCTTGTCATAAACCGTAATCATTAGAGCCACCGCCAATTCGGAAGAACTTCAAGTTTTGTCACATTCCCAGACCAAGTGATGGTGTTTTCTCCTGTCTTTAGAAGTGGAAACTCCCCTACCATTTTAGAATTGAGATTGTTCATGGCATCATCATAGCAGTCCTGGATTTCAGAGTTTAAGATGATTTTTCCTTCAACTCCATTTAGCCCTATGGATTGATCATTAATATTTAATAGGATATCCCCACTTCCATACACATAAATCACAGGCTCACTCTCTAGAGAACCTGGATTGTGGACTGTTGCATCTGTTTCATTAAGAGTGATTATTTCATTTTCTACTTCATATTTAAAAGGATGGCAGTTAAAGATTACCGGAAAGCTTGAAGTGTATTTATAGACTTGAGTGAAATCGATAGCATTGACCACTTGAGCGATATATTTCTTATCTTCACCAAAACTAAAAACAAGGTCACTTTCCCCAGCATTAAAAAGCCAAGCCTTTATGGCATCTAGCCTTTCCACTAAATTCTCTGTATCTTTAAGGCCACATTCCACCACTATGGTAATGTCCTCATAGGTTTTTTCATCATACTGAACCCTGCCATGCCTTCCTGGGATATCCATATAATGTACTCTTCTTTTAGGAGAGGGAAGGTTTGGCCTTTTAGAAATGACGATGCCATAATCTATAAAACTGTTTTTCCCGTCAAATGTAAAACTAAGCATTAGCCTCTCCCCCTTCCAAGTGATACTCTTTGACGATAAAATTCAAGCTCATAGGCAAGCTGCTCAATGTCTTTCTCCGTATTGTTTACAAATTTATCTATATTAAGGGTAAGCCCTCCACCCTTATTACTATCACCTTGCATAAATTGATTGGTCTGATAATCGTTATAAATTTTGCTTCCACGAGGTAGTTCTACAAGCTCTGGTCCAAGCTCTCCTACCATGGTTAGTCCTCCTTGGAAGAAGGAGGTTCCTGCAAAGTTCTTCCTAAAGGGAGCGGTTACGGTGTTAACCACATTTTCTGTAATGTTTCTAATTCTATTGGTGAAGGTGGCTTCTTTGTTTTCTACTCTTTGGTTATTCCATTCACGGATTCTACTAATTCCACCTTGGATGGCATCTCTTACTCTTGAAAAGGCACCGGATACTTTACTTGCCATAGAAGAGAACTTTCCACCGGTTACGCTATCCATGGTGTTTAGTGATGCACCCCAAACGGACTTATAACCTTCAGTGTATGTGGTAATAACACCTCTAATCCCTCCACCGTTTTCTTCGATTCTTCCTTTAATATTGCTCCAAGCTGAAGCAGTATTACTCTTTAAAAACTCCCATGTTTCATTGGTTCTGCCCTTTACATTGTCCCAGCTAGAGCTTATATTTTCTCTAATGTTCCCTAGCGTTTGTGACGTGCTGTCTTTGATATTGCCCCACTTCTCTGAAATGCTCCCTCTAATGGATTCCCATCTTTCAGATGTAGCGGTTTTGACATTGTCCCAGCCATCTCGGATGGATTCTCCCATGGAAGATAAGGTTTCGCTGGTGCTTTCCTTGATGCTACTCCATCTTTCGCTGATCCCTGTTTTTACATTCTCCCAAGCTTCAGCTGTGCTTTCTTTGATAGAGTTCCACCTTTCAGAGATGGCATCTTTCAGTTCCCCTGCCTTTTCCTTAATGGTGTCCCAGTTTTTATAGAGGGCTACACCTACTGCAGTAATCCCCACTATAGCTGCAACGGCAATTCCAATAGGGCCAGTTAGTGCTGTAAATGCTGCGGCTAATACTCCTTTAATGGCAACAAGTCCACCTGCAGCTGCAGAGGCCCCTCCTACTGCTGCTGTTTTACCTGCGATAGCGAGGGATATTTTAGAGAATGCACCAATAATAGCTCCTGCTCCAGCTACAATTTTTCCACCAATAATCAAAAGAGGTCCTACCGCTGCAGCTAGGGCCGCTACTTTGACAATGGTTTCTTGGGTGGCTGGACTAAGGTTAGAAAACCACTCCACTGCTCTTTGAAGATTTTCAACTAAAGTCTTCAGATGCGGAACTAAAATTTCAAAGATTTCAATGGCCACTCCTTCAAGTTGGGATTTTAAAATCGTTAATTGTCCCTGAAGGTTATCCTGCATAATATCCGCCATTTCACCGGCAGCACCACTATATTCTCTTGTAGCCTCGGTAAGCTTTTTATAATCCTCATCAGTAGCGTTAATAACTGCCAGCATACCACTCATGGCTTCTTTCCCAAATAAAGTGGCGGCATATTGGGCCTGTTGTTCTTGAGTAAGGTTTCCAAAGGAACCCCTAAGTTGATCCATTACTTCTTTAAAGGGAAGCATATTCCCCTGAGCATCAGTTAAATTTAAACCCAGTTCATCGATAATCTTAGCCGCTTCCGATGTAGGTTGAGTAAGCCTGGTAATGGCTCCTCTTAAAGTTGTACCGGCCTGAGACCCTTTAATTCCCGCATTGGCCATAAGCCCAAGGGCTAAAGCCGCATCTTCAGCTGAGTAACCAAGTGAACCAAAGAGTGGTGCTACATATTTAAAGGACTCACCTAGCATTCCTACATTGGTGTTGGCATTACTTGAAGCACTGGCAAGTAGGTCTGCAAAGTCTCCTGCATCTGAAGCCTGCATACCAAAGGCGGTGAGGGCATCTGTAACGATATCAGATACTGAAGCTAAACTTTCTCCACTGGCTGCTGCAAGCATCATGACACCATCTAGACCATCCATCATCTGAGTGGTGTCCCAACCTGCCATGGCCATATAGTTTAGAGCCTGGGCTGATTCGCTGGCACTGAACTTTGTACTTGATCCCATCTCTTTTGCTTTATCACTAAGCTTCTCTAAATCATCTCCTGTGGCACCTGAAATGGCCTGAACTTTACTCATCTCAGCTTGAAAATCTGAACCGATCTTAACCGCCGCAGCTCCAATCCCCACAATAGGTAGGGTGACTTTTTTGGTGAGGTCTTTTCCTACGCTCTCCATCTTTTTACCGATGTCTTGCATAGATTGGCCGATTGGCTCTAGACTTTTGCCAAGCTTATACCAACTAGAGGATTGGACTTCAATTTGTCGATTAATGCTGGTTAGGTCCTGCTCCATCTGAACAAGCCTTGTCCTCGCTTGATTCAGTTTTATTTCTAAATCCCCAGTGGCTTTAGCATCTTTCCCTTTGGTCTCCACTGACTTTTGATGGGCCTTTTCTAAAGCTTCTACTTTTTGTCTTTGGAGTTCTTTTTGTTTGGTTAGAGAATCAGATTTAGTTCTTAATTTATCTAACTCACTACCGTGTTTTCCAAGTTCTGTACTTGCCAGTTTAAACTCTGACTGGACCTTTCTCATTTCTTGATTCAGTTTTCCAATCCCGTTTTGAAAGCCAGTAGAATCAAGACCTACCCTAACATTTAATTGACCGATATCTGCCATATCCCTCACCTCCCCTTGGCATAAAAATTAATTATCATAGGCAATAAAAAAACACCCACTTTAGGTGTTATAGAATCTCATCGATATAGGTTTGTTCCGTGGAAATCTTTCTTTTAAGAAGCTTTAAATAATAGATCATATCCATCTCATCAATTTCATGAAGCTTCCAGCCTTTATCTATTAAAGCTAGATAAAACTGGTCAATAAAATCCTGGGGATCCATGCAGTTCCCCTCTATTCGTTTTTTTCATCACCTGCTGTAGCTTCTCCCATTTCCCCTACCACTTCATTAATACAATTCATCATGGTAGGTATCAGCTGTTTCGACGGTAGCCCATCATAGACATCGTCAATGGTAAACTGATGAGAAAACAGTTCTACAATAAAGCCTACCATTTGATCCAGTTCCTCTGGAGCCATGTCATTAAAGTTAATGCCCTTTGACACTTCAATGGTTCTTCTCACCATTCTTGCTGAAATAAAATCAGTTATAAAGGTTTTGTCTTTTCCCTTTATCTTTAATGTAATCTGCATCTTTTAGCCTCCCATCTATTCTTCTATTCCTTCACCATTTTCCTCTTCCAGTGCATCACCTGGTACTTTTTCAAACCAGCTATCAGCTCCTATAAACTCTGGTGTGCCTTCATCGGCAGTCCTCTTCCACTCTCCGTCATAGGCCCTTGGCATAAAGACAAATTTAAGCTGTGGCGTCTTATGCTCCACATTGTCTTTTTTGGTTGAGTAGTCCTCTGCCATTGGCTGAGCAACACCTTTTAATAGCCAGATGTATCTGTACTTCCCACTTGACTTTTGACTTCTAAAACCTAGGGCCACATGAGGTGGTTTGTCAGAGGCCTTTTCAATTAAAACCCCATCCTTTACTTCACTTCCTGTAAGCTCTGCCCTGGTCTTCAGCTGAAGGTCTGCAGTTTCGATTTCCACATCAATCTTTCCAAGAGCCGATACGGATTCCCATAGCTGATCATCTGCATAAAGTTCCTGGGTATTGACTGTAGGGTTGATGGTGGCGTTCATGGCACCTGCCAGAGGCTTAATCTCTCCATAAAGCACACCCTCGTTTGTATCTTCTTCTAAAATAGCATAGTGTAAATCCTTAAGTCCTACTTGAGCCATTTACTTTTCCTCCCTTCGATAGCGCATCACTTTGTGATACACCTTTGTATCCTTTTCATAAAGGTCATAAAAATTCAGTTTAATAAATCCTGCTTCTTTCATCTGCTTGTGTACTTGTTTTACTAAATCCGTATAGTCTTCTTTAGACCACAAGTCTATCTGAATATACTGGCCACCGACTTCCTCTTCATCATCAGCATGAAGCTCTGCCTTCTCCAGATAAGTAAAGAAGGTGATGTAGGTTTCTGCTTTTCCGCTATAGGTTTGAAAAGCTACTGGAATATTTAAAGGGCTAAGGGCCATCAGAATATCTTTATTTAAACTCATAGCCCCAGCCCCTTTCTGATCTCTTCTGATATCTTACTTACGGCTTCATTTTTAGATTTTTCATAGCCTCTACCCATAAAGGGATTAGCCTTAATGTGGACCGTTCCAAATTCTATAAATTTGCCATAGAAACCGTCATTTCCCGGACCTACTTCCACATGCTTTATGCCATCTTTGGTTTTTACACCGGAGGTTTTAATACTTTTCTTAAGGGTGCCTGAGCGAACAGGCGCTTCATTTTTGATGGCATCTTCAACTACACTTCCAGCTTCCCTTAATGCCTTATTCTCCACCCTTTTACTTTGATCACCTAACTTTTGAAGTTCTGAAAGAAGCTCCTCTACTCCTTCAAGTTCCATCTTAGCCACTAGGCATCACCTCCTGGCCCCTAATTTCAATCCACTTATTTTTATACTTAATATTATCGATGGCAATGATGTTATAGCGTTTCTCATTAAAGAGAATTACCATAGAAGGCTCAATCCCTTTTACATACCGAATGGTAAACTTCACCGTATGCTCTGCCTGCACCTGGGCTGCTTCGTAAAACTCTCTACCATGAAGATGGCTTGCTGCTGCCCATACCGTCTTTACATCCTCCCATGTTTCTATTTCAAAGCCATTTTCATTTACGGTGACGTTTTTCTTTTGAAAGGTAATTCTATGTCTTAATTCTCCTATCTCCATAGCATCACCAGCTTTCTTTTCTGTAAGGGCTAAGAAGCCTTTTGATGACATCAAGGGTAGTTTTGAAACCTTCTCCTTCCCTTTTTTCATACATTGAAGCTATGGAAAATAGGACTGCATTTTTCACAAGCTCTGGAACCTCGTCAAAATCTGTTAATGGGTATCTTAGGATTCCTTCGCAAAGTTCTACCGATGCTTCTATCAAAGATGTAATAAGGGAATCTTCTTCATCTCCATCAATTCTTAAATATAATTTAACTTCATCAAGTTCTAGCATCTTCTCACCTACCCATCGGTTTTAGGCTTCGTAGTGCTGGCTTTCTTTGGCTGTTCTTTTCCTTTTACTTCTGTAGCCACACCAGCTTCAATCCACTGTTTTGCTTTTTTATCTTCCAGCTCTACTTCTTCACCTTTTTTATAACTAAAGTCTAGTCCTGAAAGGGATGTCTTTAATTTTACTTTCACCCATCTCACCTCCACTCTCTTTAAAACCCTTAAAGAGAGGCATAAAAAAAGACCTCTCTTTAAAAGTCTTGGGGTATTTTAAAATTGAGTTGTAATGTGTAAAGCTTATCTTAAGCAGACTTCATGGTTAGTACCTTCACTGCTTCAGGAAGGATTAGCTTTCCATCTACCCTTTGGTAAGCCCTAAAGCCTACTTGACCACTTGCAGCATAAAGCTCACTTAGTCTTTGGAAACTTCTACCCTGTCTATCGGCAATCCAGTAGTAGGAGTAATCTCCAAAGGCTAGGGCCTTTTCTCCTGCAGCAATCTCTGGCATAAAGGTTGAAGTTTTCACCGGATTATTTAAAATCTTATCCGGAACTCCCACCTGTACAGATGATAACGATAGGTAAGGCTTTGATATAATCTCCACCTTTTCCCCCGTTCCACACCGTACGTGAGAGTTTCCCCTCATACGGCGTTCCATCAATAAT